TATCCTTGCTCCACTAACAAATCCAAACAAGTATGAATTTTATCTGCCGCTTCAACTGAAAGCAAGTCCATTTTAATCTCACTGACTGCTTCCAAATTATGAAGCTCAAACTGTGTAATTACAGTTCCATCAGGCGCTCTCATTAATGCACTGGCTTCTGTAAAGTCCTTATCTTTAAATACTACGCCACCCGCATGAATGCCAACGCCACAAATCAATCCTTCAATTTTACTAGCAACTTCCCACCATCTATCATATTTATTAATTTCATTAATAAATGTTTGATTTGGTTCAATTCCATTTTCTGGGTCTCCATAATACATTTGAGATAATGTATAAGTTGCTCCACGTTCTGCGCTAATAAGATTAGATACATATTGCGCTTCATCAATATCAATACCTAGACCACGCGCTGCAGTCTGGACAGCTGATTTAGACTTTTCAACTCTAAATGTTGCTACATTGGAGACGCGATTTGCGCCATATACTTTTCTTAAATGTGCTAATACCTGTCCACGTTTTGAACCCTCAATATCTACGTCAATATCAAGAACTGATACACGAGCTGGGTTCAAGAACCTCCAAGGGTAAGTTTTTGTATTCTCTCTTAAACAATTAATTTGAATAATGTCTAATGCATATAAAAGAACAAATCCCATACCAGAACCTCGGGCCGGAAGAACAATACTTCCTGCATTCCAGCATTCATCTATAATCTTTTGAAGATTGAGGAAGTAAGCACTCCATCTTGCATTATTAACTTCTGAAGATTCCCAAGTCATTTCAAGACATTCATTCAATGCTTCATATGCTTTTTCATTTTGTAAATCTTGATGCTTATTAATTCCCGCAATTAATGCGTGAACTAATTCATTATCTGCTTTATATTGAGATTCATAAAACTTTCTTAAAGCAGGAATTAATTTAAACCAAGATTCTAATTCTTCATCTATAGCTACATGAGGAAACTGACGCCAAGGAAGTTCTGGAATCTCTAGTGGCCGCAAGATACTAAAATCTTCACACTCATCTTTAATATGACGAATCCAATAATAAGCGGTCTCAATCTCTTCTTCACTTAAATATGGGAAGAAACTTCTAATTTCCTCATCTTTCATCATATAAGTAGTTGCATAGAAGCTTCTAACTTCACGCTCACCTTCCTGTGCGTTTAGAAAAGCTTCGTGGATTGGCGCATCTTCTGGCCGGCCATAATGACTATCTGTCGTAATAATATATGGAAGTTTTAATTCTTCAGCAATCTTTAAAAGTTGCTTATTGACAAAAATCTGCTCTTTATTATTGGAAGGCTGCATCTCAAGATAGAAATTACCTCTTCCAAAAATATCTTCAATATATAAGCACCAACGCTTTGCCGTTGTATAAAATTCTTCATCACCGGTTTCCATATATTGAAGTAAAAATCTATCCAGCTGTGAACCAAGACAAGCACTTGATGCAATTAAGTGTCCTTGATTTGGCTTTACAATATCTTTTAAATCCTGATAATAAGTTGGCCGCCTACGAAGTCTGCGGCTCATATACGAACGCATCCACGCACGAGTTGATAGTTCGCAGATTTGATGATAACCAACTAAATCCTTACAAAGAAGAATAAAGTGAAAATATCTATCCTTCGTCCTATCAAAGTTCTTTGCGTTTAAACCATTTCGTGTAAGATAAATCTCATTACCACGAATAAGTTTGAAATCTGGATGTTTTTCTTTGACTTTCTTATAATATTGTTCAGCTTTAATATAACTAGAAATAGTTTCGTGGTCTGTAATCGCCACACATTCGTGTCCTAACTCAATTGCTAAATCAATTAAGCTCTGGACAGTATTAATACAGTCTCGCAATGTTTCGTTGCTATAATCTGTATGATTATGAAGACTACCTGCGTATAAACTCACTCTACCACTCCTCCTTCTAATTATATTATATTACATTTTTCAAAAAAGTCAAAAATCATATTTATGACTATCATCCTTTAATTCATAATCATCAATAAATAACTGAACTGTGGTGCGGCCGCCCCAACTATTGAGATTAGCACGACCATATGCTGTAAGTAGTTTAGTTTTATCATCTAATACTTCCATAGCAAAGTCTGGGTCCTTAAAACGCACATAATCAATTCCATTGTATGAAATCTTTACGCTATCCTTATTGGCGCCCATTAGAAATACTGATGAAATCGGAATATTTTCTACCACAAACTTAATCTCATCAATATGATTTCCAAAGAACTCAGGATGTGAAGCTAGTGTAGCCATTAAATCAATATTATTATCATTAGCATTTAAAATATAATCAACTACATAGCAATTCTCAAAGTCTTCAGCCTTTAATGTAGAATTGGCATATTGAACCAATTGATCAATTTTATTACCATTAATGCCAAAACCGCAAGCGTTATCATGGCCGGCCGCATAATCAATTAGACTACTTTGCTCTAGAAATGCTTTAAAGCTTGGAAGGCCATTAAAGTTACTATCACTTCTAATACTTCCTTGAACTTTATTTAACTCATTACGGCGGCCAATCATACAAGGTTTATGATACTTTGATACAATTGCCATCGCAATAAGACCAGTTAGTTCTTGAGGAATATTATCTTCTTCATCAACCTCAACAATAATAATATTGTTAGAAAGCAAATCATTCTTCTAAATTTTAAAATCAATTAATTCAATAGCTTTTTCTTTTAACTTATCTTGCCGTGATTTAGCATTCTTCCCAACACGAGCAGTCTGCTCTGCGGCTGTTTCAATATCGCCAGGTTTGGCGCCACGTTTTGTGCTTTGGCATGGTCTATCTGGCTCAATAAAACAATAAAACATTGTTTCCTTTTCAGTCATACTACCTACGCGGGTAATAGCATTAATCAATGGAGCAATATAAAAAGCAATGTCAATAGGTGTTAGGCCAATGTATGGGTATTCGGCTTTATCTTTTAATGAAAAAGATTGCGATTCAATTAATGTTTGGAGTCCTTTGTTAGTAATAGAAGCTAATCCTTTTAGCATCAAATAATTAGTTTCTACATTAGTTCTATCCATTACATCAGCAATTTCACCGAGAGCTACTAAATCTAAATAATTAGTAGCTAGCGGTTCTACCAATTCTAATGTATCGTCTAATACTTCACAGAACTTATATACCACCCCGGCTCCACAGAGTGATTTATTTTTATACTTTGGAGATAGCTGATTATTAATTACAATAGTGTTTGGCTCTTTACTAATAATAGGCTCGCCGCTATCATTATAAAGTTGCTCATGGTGGTCTAATACAAGACAATCCATATTTAAGTCCTTTAGCCGCTGATGTTCATTTATGTCATAACTCGCGGCATCTGGACAAATTACTAAATCATAAACAGGATTAATTTCAATTCTATCAATTATATCACTTAAACCATGCTGTTTATGTTCATGAATCATAAAATTAAGTTTCGCTTCTGGAAAAATCTTTTTAATATAAAGCCAAAGAATACTAGAACTTGTAAATCCATCAGCGTCTTGGTCTACAATAAAAAGAATGTTGCTGTCGGCACGTAAATGTTTTAGTAACATGTCCGCTCCAGCCTCGATATTATCCAAATCATATGGGTTTAGCTCGCAGGAAAAAGTTGGCGCCATAAAGTTATCAATATCTTCTACTCCTCTATTACGAAGAATTGCTTCTAAGGCATGATTTGGGTCTGTTGTAAAATGATTCCTTAACTTATATCTCATACGCATTACCTTACCTTTACTCTATTTTTTAATAAATATTCATATATATCTTGGCCCTTATCAAATGGAGAATCTTTTTCCTCCAATAAATTTTCATAATCCCATATATATGAAAATGATGCTTGCGTGCTATATTTTTTACATATTTCTTCTAATTTGCGACGATATGCTTTTCCTTTCTCATCATAACTTTCGGTATATTCTTTATCAAGAGCAATAATAATTTCATTTACTCCTAATTGATTTGTTAATAAACTAATATGATATTTATTTATATTGGAGCCGCAACACGCAACACAATTGCTCCATTCACCATAATAACCATCATCTAATAATACAGACTTCTCTGCTTCTGCAATAACAGCTACTCGCCGCTTCTTTATTGCTTCTTTATGTTCATAAATACCATATAAGTTGAATTGAAGTTGATGAGAATACATTGTTTTACCAATTTGAACTGGACGATATTTGCCATAGTTTTCTACTTCTGCTGGTTCTAGCGCCCGGCCGCGAATACCAATTAATCGTCCGTTTATATCATAATGAGGAATAATAATTTTATTTTGTCCGATTGAGAAACGAATATTAAATTTATCCATAACTTGCGGCAAAATGCCATCAGCTAACCAGCTAGGATGATAATATTTTGTAAAATAATTAATTGTCTCCGCTGGGTACTCTGGCAACTCTGGGATATTATTTGTATATTTATATTTATCTAAATCTAATGTATATTCGCTTTCGTCATAATCAATGTGAACTATATCGTGTTTAATACATGATAATACATATTCTTTTGCTTCTAAATCAGTTATTTCTCTATTGAAGTTTAATGCGCAAAACTTTTGATAGAGTCTAAAGATAGACATCGCTTCATTACATTCAGTATAACATCTAAAAATTTTATGGTCATGATACCAATATAATTTCATACTAGCTGTTTCGTGTAATGGATTATGACAAATTGTTGGACAAATAATATATTCTCGTTCTTGATTAACAACAATTTGATCTACGCCCAAACTCGTTAAAAAATACTCTACATCTTTCAATGTAAGAGAATTAATAATATCATATGTAGTTAGATTTATTTTGTCTAGCTCTGTATCCAAATTGCGCAATGTTGTAATCATTTATCTTCCCGCCAATCTTCTACTTTAATAAACTTACAATCCTCAAATATATCAATTACATTCATTAATGGTTGATTATCTGCGGTTGTAATAAATAAATCTTTTCTTCGTCCAGTACCCAAATTAAGATTAATCCAAATACGAACATTCTTGTAACGACCGCGCCGCATTTTATAAATATCAAGAATATGAGTTGGCTGTTGAGTTTCATCATCTATATATTCTGCTGGAATAAGTCCTTGGCGTGCAGCAGTTTTTAAAGTTGGAACCAAACTATTCCAAGTTTTCGGACCGATTTTAGTCATTACATATCCCATATCTGCCTTATCAACAATGGCTTTGGATGCACGGATACTCATTTCATTTTTAAAACTACCATCATCATCCATTGCATTCATGTTTACCTGAGTTGCAGAAAAAATAAAAAGATGATAATCTTTTGCAAGCTGCTTTAATTCATTAGCCAGTAGCATAAGTACTACATCTTCTCTTAAATTGTTATGCGCGAATTGACTAATCATACTTGCAGTAGAATGAATATAATCAAAGAACACATACTTTACATGTTCCAGCGTTGCGTACTTTTTGATTGTTGCTTGCACATTAACCAAATTTGGCTCGCTTATTTCTTCAATAATAAAATAGTCACGATACTTATCAATAATTTTTGCCGCATATCTTACTCTGCTTTCTTCACCCAATTCATATCTGCCTGTAAGAATATGATCTTCATTTACGCCAGATAAATATGCCAACATAATTGTTTGAAGTTCTTCTTTATCCATCTCGGTTACGATGAATAATGTTTTTCGTGGTTGTCTAAATTCACCGTTATAATCTACCTCTTCAACAAAGCAATCATCTTCAAAAGACCATCGCTCTGGAAAAGCGATATGACATGCATCAAACACTGCGGTTCTTGTTTTACCAGAACCACTAGAACTTGACTTTAAATAAAAACATCCTTCACGAGCTCCGCGGCAAACAGTGCTAAAAATTGAACCCTCTAAACTTGGCCCAACACTTGGACTTGTTTTTAATTCATCAATTAATTCTGTAAGCCCTTCTGCTGGGTCTCCCTTCAAATGCCCACCATTAAGATAATCATTTCTAATGACATTATATTTACTTTCAATTGTATTTAAAATATCTTCCAAACTTGATTCATCAAAATGCTGCTGAACTTCAATTTCTTGAATAGGATTCTGTATATCCTTATCTTCCAAATAATATTCACTAATATCATATTTTTCTTCACGAAGTCGCCGCAGTAATGAATACTTTTTTAGGCTGTTATATGATGATTGAAAGTTACCTGGTTGAGCATTTTCATAACTTTCTTTAAGAAATTCTAATCCATGTTCTTTCTGATATGTAATATAACTTGCGCTATGTTTCTCCATCTCCATATCTACATCCATTGGAGTAAGCACTTGCGCGCCAGACTCATATAATAACTTAATAATCGCAAAACTATATCTTGCGCATTTTACATCAAAATCTCGCGCATTAATATCAGTATATTCTAGTAATAGAGATGGATTTAACATCAGGCAACCTATCACATTTTGATATGCTCTTTTATCGGATAAAACCAATTACACCACCGCCTTAATCTTCTAGCCATTCATCAAGATTAATAGCGTTTTTATCTTCTTTTTTATTTTCTCTTATTGGTACTACATATTTTTGAATCTTTTGGCTCATGGCATCAATAATCTTTTGTGCATTGTACTCTTCCGCTGATTTATATCTTTTCATTTTTTCTACTGTCGTTGGATTTACTAAACAAAGAGATTCCGCTATTTTCTTTTTATGTTCTACATTATAAATATAATCTAAACAATCTACAATTGTATCATCTGTATATCCATATTTTTCTTGTAGCCGCTTACGTTCAGTCCAAATACGTGGTCCGGGCGCTTTTAATCCAAAAATATTACATACTTTATAGCTAAAACGTTCTCGTGCTTGTTTTTCAGCTAAACATTTTGGACAATAATTATAGCCAGTATTCGCAGTTGGAGACGCATAATATACTAACTCTTCGTTTCTAAACTCTTGCTTACACCCAAAGCATTTCTTTGTAAGTCTTGCCATACAAACATCTCCTTCTAATAGTCTATAATTATTATATCATAATTTTGAAAAATTGTCAAATAAAAAGGCCCTTACGGGCCTAGTTTTTATAACAAGTCTTTCATTTCTGAAATGAAGAGCTCTAGCAAATCTGCCTGTGAAGGTACCGCCTGACTTAACTTAAAGTCTTCTGTCCCAAACACTTTACGAATAATATCGCGCATAATATTAAGATGCTGGTCTTTCTCTTCATCAGTAGCGGTATTATTAAGATATGTCATCCAAATGGTTTTAGCTTCATCCATAATTTCTGGGAATGGACGGTCTTTAATTTGAGCAATCTCTGTATGATCTGTTACCTGTGCTCCATCGCGTTCAACCGCCATATCAATGGCATTGCCAATTGCATCTACAAGTTCTTGATAACCAAACTTTATTTTTGGCGCTAGATACTGATAGCGACTACCAGCAAATACTGTAGGGGTTGAACGTGTATATAAGAACCGTTCAGAAGTGCCATCGTTATTCATTTGAACCTGAAGATAACCAATAATATCAACGATAGAGTTGATAATTGTATAACACTGATTGGGAAGATCAGGCGCAACTGCGGTAATGGTATTACCATCTTCATCTTGCATTTCTGTAGGCTTTTCTTTACTATGAGCGATGAAGAGGATACCAAATCCAAGAAGAGTAATCTCACGCCAACACTCAGCAAATTCATTACGAAGCATACCCCAACCTTGTCCCCAAGGTATTTCACGGATGCTTTCAACGCCTTCTCGCTGACAAACGTATTTTTCACATAGCTACCAAGCAATAGAGGCGGTATCAACTACAATTGTATCATACATTTCACGAGCCTGCGGCTTACGTAGCTGAGAAAGAACTTTCTTAAAATCTGACCATCGTAGAATTGGCACACTACGGATACCGGCTAGCGCATTAGTGCCTTGCTCAAAATTTAGGAACAACCCGCGTGGTAGCTGACTACCAAATGTAGATTTACCAGTCTTAGGCTGGCCATAAATCAGAATATATTTACCCTTTAAATCACGAGAAATCTTGGATGGTTCAAGAGAAAAAATATCTAAATCCATAAGTCATCACACTCCTCTTAAAGTATAGTTAGGATTACTCCCAACTATACTTAGAAGCGGATGCTGTAGTTGCAGCAGGCTTAGTCTGAGTTGCCTCAGTCTGCATCTGCTCAATTAGAGCCTTACGCACGTTGAATGCCTTCTTAATATCAGTAGGATCATATGCGAACTCTTCCTCATGTCCCTCATCATCACCCTTGGTGATAATAAGCTCACGGACAAAGCGAGTTGTAGTTTCAGGAATATCCTCGCCCCAAGAACTAGTCTTGCCGCTAGTCTTCTCTTCCTGAGAAGTTACACGAATACGGCCAACAGTGCCAATCGTATCATTTACATTCCAATTACGGCTAATAAACTCAACCGCTTCGGGCTGCTCTACGATAAACTCAAGGACATCAAGCTTGCCGCCATACTGGACAATACCGCCCTTAATTACAAGACGACCGGTTGGGTCGCCCTCACGGTCAACCTCATCCTTCATATCCATAATAAATAGCTCTTCCTGGAAAGTAGCTACATCACTAGCATTAGTGGTTCCGATAAAAGAAGTATTAATCTGCCAACCATTAATTAGCTGGCCGCTCTTAGCTACAAAGTTATTCTCACGAAGAGTCGCGCCACTTACACGAACTGTATCAGCCTCATCAATACCTACATTCTGTGCAGTCTTCATCTTCTTAAGATTCTGAATCTGCTCATATGCAGGATTTACCTTATTAGTCTTTGTATACTGAGTCGCAAACATACTTAGTGGAATCTCGCTAACCTCTTCGCGTCCGCCAAAAGTCTGGTCAACACGAACAGTTAGAGATGCGCGCTCATACTTGCGGCCATCACTAAGCGTTCCGCTACCAAGAGTTACATCCATTAGCTTGCCGACGATATTTACCTTGTTATTAGCTTCTGTCATAATATTCTTACTCATAAACTTTTACCTCTTTTTTATAATGTGTTTTTTCTTTTACAATTTTATTATATTATAATTTTAACAAAAAGTCAAGATATAAAAACGACGGCTCCATTTGAGGAACCGCCGCTTAATCTTCACAAATTACTCGCCAGCGGCTTCCTTTGCGGCCTTAGCAGCGGCACGAGCAGCAGCACGCTCAGCCTTTGCAGCTTCCTTAGCGGCTAGCTTCTCAGCCTCAGCAGCAACAGGGTCATAGGCTAGACCAGCCTCAGTTAGTGTATGATACTTTACAACCTTGGTTACGGCCTTACGGGTCTCAGTAGCAGGAGTTACCTCAACAGTCTCCTCACGGGTGTTCTCAGCTAGCTTATTCTTAACTAGAGCATTCATGGTGCCAGTTACGGCAGGAATAGAAATGCCTAGAGCATCAGCAATCTCAGCCTTGCTAAATTCCTTACCATAGTTCTTCTTTAGAAAATTTAGTACTAGTTCACTATTTACGGTCATAATGATCAATCTCCTTTTTATATATGTTATTTATTATTTTAATTTTAAAGCGGTAAGGGTTTCCTTTTCCTCTTCCTCTTTATGTATTTATTATACCAGATATTTTTATATTTGTCAAATATTTATCTTCATCAAATGCTCAGAAAATTTTTGAGCCTCTTTCCTTTTGACAATTATATTATATCATAATTTTATTAAAAGTCAAATATTAAATAATTCATTTGCTAACGTATTAGCTTCATCATCAGTTTTAGTTTCATTCATAATACGCTGTAACTTAGCGCTTACATTAGTCTGATAACCATTAATGGTATTCTTTAAATTAGTAATCTTATCCTGAAGATTATTAACAATAATATAAACACCAGTTAGCAACTTAATGTAATCATTACGTTCAAGAGATACTTCCTCCGCGCTAAGCTTCTGCGTGAGGGCGGCAAAATCATCGCGCATAATCTATGCGGTCTTTTCACCTTCATTATCATTGTGGTTATGGTCATATTCCATAACCTGCTCAGCGAGTAATTCAACCGCATGAGCGAGTTCCTTAAATAGATTTAAATATTCCTTATTCATAACCATTCCTCACATAATTTCAATTGTTGTATTAGAATTGCGAGCATCAATAATCAATGATCCGCTAGTCATTCTATTTTGAGTTGGAATAGCGGCCACTTCAAGTATTACTGCCTTATTATTTGCTGAAATGAATAACTTTTCTTGGTCATCAGGAACTGCATATACAAGAGCCAATGTCTCATTTTTTAGAGACATTACTTGGTTGCCTTTAATTCCCTTTGAAGTCATTGGAAAGTCTGCGATTGAAGTAATCTTACCTTTTCCATTATTTGTGATAGAAAGAATACCTTTATAAGTTATTCCATTTCTAATAATTGTTGCAGTTTGAATATACTCATTTTTATCTAGCTTAATGGCGCGAACACCTTTTGTAGTCCTACCAGTTGCATTAACTTCTGTTAAATCATAGAAGTTATAATTACCACTACTAGACACAATGAATACTTTATCGCTATCATCCATAGAAAGATAAGCACCGATAAGTCTATCATTATCTTCCAGTTTAACTGCGGGAGTGCCTTTTTTCGCACGTACACGATATTCTTCTGTATGACTCTTTTTAATATAGCCATTCTTACTAATAGTAACTAAATGATGATAAGCATAGAAAGAAGTACCATCAATTAGAAGAATAACCTTTTCATTATCTTGCGGCGTAATCATTTCATAAATAGAATAATCTTTATTTAGATTTAAATCACTAATTGAAAAATTATACATTCGGCCGCTAGTCGTAAATGCTAATACATTACCAAGATTGGTAGTATAAAGTGTATTCATAAGATTAGCATTTTTAGGCGGTTTGATATTTACGCCTTTACGTCCGCGTTTACCACCTTGAAGCTCATCTTTTTCAACAATTCTAATAATATCATTATCAAACAGCATAATGCCTACTTCTTTTTCTTCTGGAAGTTCTACTTCCTCATCGGCGGCAATAGTATTTGACAATTGAGTACGTCTAGCATCGCCATATTTGTTGGCGACTTCCTCTAATGCTTTAATTAGTTCTTCATCCAGCGCAGAGGGGGTATTTAATAAGTGCTGATACCTCTCAATATCTTGTATAAGTTGCGCTTGCTCATTAGTTAATTTTACAATATCTAGCTTTGTCAAAGATGAAAGCTTCATCGCTAGAATTGCTTTTGCTTGTTCTTCATTGAACTCATATACAGAAATGAGTTTTTCTGAAGCTTCGGCAGGATTAGCTGAAGACCTAATGAGCGCTACAATCTCGTCAATAATTGAGTATGCCTTAATTAGACCATCTACAATATTTTTTCGCGCAAGAGCTTTATCCAAATCATATTGAATAATATTGCGCTTGCACTGCCTGATATGAGCAATATACGCTTCACAGGCCGCTCTCCATCCAAATACCTTTGGAAAACGACCTTGATCTAATAGAACCATATTAATTGAAAACCAGTTTTCAAGAGAAGTATCTTTATATAGCTTCTCCATCATGCGATTAGGATTTACTCCTTTTGTGAGATAAATCCTAATATCTGCTTCCTTTTTTGTATGGTCTACTACACGTTCAATTCCATAGTCTGGATGTTCAGAAGTTATTTCAGCGAGCTGGTCAATTACGGTATTTGTGAAGACACTATATGGCAGTTCAGTTGCTCTAATCATATTCTGGTCTGGAATATATTCAAGATGGGCGCGAATACGTGCTGACTCACCTTTTCCGGCCTTTAATGATTCTTTAACTGCGGCTGCATTTGTAATGGTTCCGCCGCATGGAAAATCCGGAGCGCAATAAATTTCATCAAATGTTGCATCTGGATTCCTAATAAGAGTAATAAGAGCATTATTAACTTCTTTTAGATTGAATGTTGGAACACTAGTTGCCAAAGCAACCGCAATTCCCGAACATCCATTTACAATATTCCAGAAGCCAATGGACGGAAATACAGAAGGAATTAATTCAGTATCATCATAGTTATTATAATACTGGTTTCCAATTGCGTTCTTTTTAAGACCATCAAATAGCACATTACTAATTTCAGCCGCTTTCATTTCTACATAACGTGCAGCCGCATGGCTGTCTGGAGATGTGGGATTGCCGAAGTTACCCTGAACTGCTTCAAGAGGATAACGATAAGACCAAGGACGTGCGGCACGAATAAAAGTATCATACATTGCGGCATCGCCGTGAACATATGACTGGCTCATTGCGGCGGCTACAGATTTCTGCGCCTTCTGATACTTATCCTTGTAGGTTAGCTTATTGCTATATTGTGCGTATAGTCCTTGCCGCAGACCAATTTTTATCATATCGCGCACATCGGGGATAGCTCTTTCCTGTGCGACTGATGCGCTGTAAGCAAGAAAGGCATCCTCAATTGATTTTTGAAAGTCAGTTTCATAAATCAAGGCTTATCTCCTCCTTTTTATATATTATAACATAAATTTGATAAAAGTCAATTATGAGTATCAAAAATTTTAATATATTTATCTAATGTAGGTCTACTAATATTTAATTGTTTAGCTGCTTGTACTTTAGATATTTTATTATTTTTAATTTTTATTATTATTTGTTTTATTTCATTGGTTAAATCATCATATTGCATCTTTTTACGCCCAAGAACTTTTCCGTTTTGTTTAGCTTTTTCTAATCCTGCTTTAATTAGTTCTGAGTGAGATATAGAATTATTAGAAGCTGTCGCATAATGAATTAATTTATGACATTTTTCACATAAAGGCGTAATATTATTAATAACATCATTGCCGCCTAACGCTATAGGAACGATATGATGATAAATAATTTGATCTTCGCAATTTAATCCACAATTACAACAAATTGTTCCTTTTATTTCTCTTAATATAGGATATGAAAAATGTGTAGATATACGACTCATTTTTACTCCTTAAAAACAAACTTTAAGATTTTTAAACATATCAACCTCAAAATGCATTGCTTCTACTCTCTTTAAAGCTTCTTCCTTCTTTTCTTGATTTGGCGCTTTTTCTTCAATATATTGAATTGCGTATTCTTTAGCTTCATCTAATGCTTTTTTTAGTAATCTATGAACTTGCCAAGCGCCAGCATTCCATAATTCTTCTTGAAAATAAGGAGAAGAATAAGTAGGATCATTCATACTTTTTACTTCTTCGACAATCATATCTTTAATTTTATATCTAACATAGGGCTTAATAGATGCTTTGAATGCTTCGTGTAGCATGTTTTTAAATTTTTCTTTAAGTTCTTCGTCCATTATTATTTCTCCTTTATCTATTAATTATACTAAAATCAACATTGTCAAACAAGAACTGTCTTCTGCCTTCAACTTCCGGACCCATAAGCATTTGAATACTTTCGGCCGCTAGTTCTACATCTTTAATAGTAAGAACTTCCAGTCTTCTATTAGTGGGATGCATCATAGAATTTTCCATATCAGCAGCTGTCATTTCACCAAGGCCCTTATTATAGCCTTGTTCCCAGTTGGGGTGCTGTTGATGAAGTTTGATTGCTTCTTCATCAGTATAAGCAAATAGTCGTTTATCACCTTGGGTAAAACGATAAAGTGGAGCGCGAAGCCAACATAGCCGGTCTTCCATAATAAATTTTGGCATTAGTACATAGAACATAGTTGCGATAAGGCACATAATATTATATCCGTCAACATCAGCGTCAACAGCAATAGCAACTTTTCCATAGTTTAATTTCTTACTATTATAGCGTTCTTGAATACCGCAACCAAGTGCCATAATGATATCGCTGATTTCTTGGTTCTCAAGACATTCTTCAAGCGGATGTTTTAGAAGATTTTTTACTTTACCTCTTACGGCATAAAGAGCTTCTTTATTTACATCACGTGCAGGCATTAGGCCGCCAAGTGCCGAATTACCCTCGCAGATAATTAGCATTGAGTCTTGGCCGTGCTTTTCGCAATCTTTGAATTTATCAGAAGAAGTAATCTTCTGCTTCTTTTGTTCGGTTTCTTTCTTTTCAAGATTGAGAACTGCATTGCGAGCACGTTCTGCTGCAGCTTCTGCTTTCTCTACTTTCTTCAGCATTTCTACAATAGTAGTAAATTCTGAAGGATATTTTACATACATATCCTTTAGAGCGTTAGTGAAAGCAGTAGTTGCAAGAGTACGAAGTGATGGGTTGTTAATTTTAGTCTTGGTTTGGTTAGCAAATGAAGGATTTTCTACTTTACAATTAATTACGTAAAATAAATTATTACGAATATATTCACCATCAAAATCCTGGCCAGATAGTGAATTAAACGTCTTTGTAATAGCACTGCGCGCACCAGTTACTGGGGTTCCAAGCTCTGGACAACGGAGACCATTTACAAAGACATATGGAGTTTCACGACGGCTGCCCCATTGGAAAGCAATTTCAACTTGGTCAGTGCCGTCAGTTGCTGAGCTGGTAATGATATGTTTTTGAAGAGGCTTTGTTACTTGTTCAGCTACGAAATCTACGATACCATTTTTAGCGCAATATGTCTTTGTATCGTTTCCATTAGAAACTACAAATTCAATTCCTGGATATAGATAAGAAATATCCTGAATATCGCGGCAAATACGGCTATAAGAATAACCAATAGGCCCATTAGAAAATACTTCCGGGTCTGGAATAAATTCAATAAAAGTTCCGGTAGTTTTTACCGTAGTGCGAACTTCTTTATAATCTTTAAGGTCTCCCTTTTGGAAATAGGCAGTCGCACATTTCCCGTCACGATAACTCTTTACAGTAAATTCTGCGGCTGAAAGACATACGCAGCTACCTCCGATGCCATTAAGACCTGAAGCATTTTTATAAGCATCGTGAGAAAACTTGCCGCCAGTATGAGATTGAGTATAAATAGAAACAAGTACATTCTCACCATTTTCACGAATACCAAACGGGCAGCCGCGGCCATAGTCACGAACTGCTACTCTATTCATACTCTCATCAAGAGTAATTTCAATTTTCTTACCGTATCCGGCGAGAGCTTCATCAGTACTATTGTTGATGATTTCTTTAAGGGCCTGATATGTGCCTTCAATATCATCAGAACCTAAATACATGTTTATTCTTTTTCTTACGCCCTCTTTAAAAGTAAGACTTTCAATTGAGTTAATATCGTAGGTTTTTGGCATTTCCTCACGTCCTTATTTGATCAATTCTATAACTAAATCGTGATTCATAAAACATGATTTAGTAGTAATTTTATCTACTTTCATATTATATACCCATCCTGATAAATGATGGTAGAACTGTGTATCATTATATAAATCATAATCAAATATTCTACAAATATCTTTATTAGGGTAAAGTATAGTAATAGTGCCCCAACTTTTAAGTATGTTTTGTAATTGTCGTAAAGTTTGATTTAAGTTTAATGATTTATCTATTTGATATTCACCAGTACTAAATCCCATATCGCAAGTTTGAGGAGTAATTTCATGATATTTTAGCATTATATCTCTCCTTTTTCTTATAATAATATTATATCATAAAATAGAAAAAAGTCAAGTTTTAATTACTTGACTTATCACTTTTATCAATTCTATAAACTTCATTACCAATAATAAGAATAATTTCTTGATTCATTGTAACAGAGAAGCGCTCTAAAATATTTTTTAATTCATCAACATCTTTATTAATTGCCTCTGCGTCTGCTTCGAGCGTGCAATTAATTTTTATATATGGGTATTTATTCATCCCTCATTCCTCCAATTATCTTTTACATAATTGTATAACACGCTATTTAGTAGATAACAACGAATTAAGCTATCAAGTGTTTTTGGTAAATTATCTTTATCTAAATGATGATAATTAATGCCAAAATCAAAGTCATAAATCGCTTCAAATAGAATATCTAAATTATGACACAAATATTCTTCACAATTAGAATTGCTATCATAACCGAAGCCGCCGTTTCCGGTTATTATATCTTCGCTCCATAGTTCTTCTTCTAGCTTCTCGATAACTTCTTCTATATCATCACCATAACTATGTAAATTAATATTATTATCTTTTACATAATCAGCAACATCATTATATATAGCTGTATAATAATCATATTTCTCCATAAATTACCATCCTTCAGTATATGTAATATTTTCTTTTTCACCGCATACTTGACAGACAGCAGTATATATGGTTCCAATACTAGTTCCATAAGGAATAATATAAGGCATTTTTCCGCCGTTGGCTTTAAAAGTTGAACAACAAATCTTGTGTTTATCGCAAAATTGCTTCCATCGTTCCATTTCTTGTGGAAAGTCGAAGCGGCCATAAGTTAATTTTTCTCGCTCTTCTAATTGTTCAAATTTTTCATCCTTCCATCGGCGTGCTTCGGCTTTAATTTCTTCTCGCGTTTTAGCCGCAAACTTTTCTGCTTGTTCAGCACGTGCTTGATAATTTTCCATAATCTCTTGAACTTGCTGAGCAAATGTTTGAGGCGTATATTGAGTAGGAATAATCATACTTTAATCCTCCGTGAACGTTATACCTTGTAAATCTAAGCCTTGTTTTTTAGCAAAAGTTTCAAGAAACAATTCGGCTTTCTGAATAAAGAAAGGTCGACCGTAGTAATAATTACCATCAATTAAGTCTTGATAATTAATAATATTTACATCATAAAAGCCGTAAGAATTGGCCTTTACTTTTAAGGCTTCTTTATTTTCGGCAAGTACAGTGCCTTGCATTTTATTTGCGGCTTCAAGTAGCTGTTTAGTTTTCCCAGTATTACGAGCACCAATAATTTTAATCATATTATCACCTATAATATACTACTAATCTCCATGCCCAACTTAAAGTTTCGGCAGTTGCGGCAAATTCATAATGGTCTTGTGTGGCGCCAGATATAGGCTGAAATCCTAATTCATCGTTCTTGTCGCATTCCCATTGATACCGAATTTCTTCGCACCATTCAAAGCCTGTTAAAACGCTTGTAAGATGTACAATTTCATCTACATGCATAACTGGTTTTCTATCAGTAAAAATTCTTACTGACATAACAGGCTATAGTTCAATAGATGTGTCTGGTAGAATTGCAGGCGAAACTAATTCTTCCGCTTGCCCAATGGAGAATAAACATAATAAGATTAGTAAAAAAATTGAAATTTTCTACTTCATAACTATACTCCTTTTTCTTTTATTATATCATAATTTTATCTTATTGTCAAATGTTTATTTATGTTGGCGGCCGCCAACCATATTTTTATTTGATATTTATATTTTATATTATTATTTATATTTATATTATATTTATATTACTCCGGTAATTTTTACCGGAATCTCCGGTAATTTTTACCGTACCATCCTGTAATTTTTACCATAAGTTCCGGTAATTTTTACCGGAATGTTCTAGTAATTTTTACCGCATTGAACACGGTAAAAATTACAGGATTGCGTCAGGAAAGAAATCATAAACATTATGCTTCCCTTCACGTAATTTAATACAGCCGCAATCTTCTAATTCTTTTCGTGCAATGCGGATTCCTTTATCACTAATACCAATTTCTTCTGTAATTGTTTTTGGCGATAAATCAAATTTGCCATTACCGGCCCATGAGAACATATATTCCCATAATTTATAACCATTACCAGTGAGTTTTTTCATCGCGGCTTTCTTATATTTCCAATATATCCACGGCGTAAAACTATCGCCGCTAGTATCGCCAGTAAGACGAATAGTTTTATCTAAATTTAAATAAAAAGTTAATTGATTTGCGTAATTTGCCATTTTGCTTCCTCCTTATCGCTTAGATTGCGATACTTTACGGAAAGCTTCAATAAATTCCGGAGTCTCTTCAAATATCCATACTTTAAATTCCGGATTATATTCATTTATATCTGTTGCTATAATTTTAAAGCCTTGCCGTCGTAATTCTAATGCTATCCAACGAGTATATACTCGGAATCCTTGTTTAATATCCATATTTCTTCATTACCTCTTCCATTCTAATAAGTAAAGTTGTAGAAGGGTTATCACGTCTATTAATAATTTTATTTAAATGCGAGCGGCTGATATGTAGTTCTTCTGCAGCCTCACTTTGACAATTGTAATGTTCCATCATAAATTTTTTATATTTTTGAATAATCTCTTCAATCAATATTCCCACACCTCCTATATAAAGAAATTACCTATCTTCAACAGATAGGTAATATAATTAATTCCAAACTTTAATAATTTCCGCTAAATAAGAATACCATTCCTGCTTCAGTTGCTCGGTCATAGTTATACAAAATTTCGCACAAGTCTGCAACAGTATCGAAAGAATAGAAATAATCTTTTTCGTGGGTGGCAATATGAATCATTTCCTCAATATCTTCCTTAGTTAATGGGGCGCTCCATTCTCCATTATCAAGGTCAAGCCGCTGGCACATAGGAGTATAGAGGTCCCAGAATTTGCGTGCATAGTAAACTTCGGTTGGTACAGTAAAATCAATATCACCGTCTTCGTCTTTTACCCAGCCAGTATGACATTCATTCCAAAAGTTTTCATCTTGAACCTGCTGCCGATTTTTAGCCATAATGATGTAAATATCAAGTCCCATAGTTCAGGCTCCTTTCTTTTCTTTCTATATATATTATACCCGAAATTTGAAAAAAGTCAAATAAGAGGAGCCAAATGGCTCCTCCAAAAATTATGCCACAATATACATTACTACGAACAATGCCGCCAAGAAATACATTAGAATTGGAATTTCTTTGAACTTGCCGCGAATAGCCTTTAATAGAACATAAGAAATTAGTCCAAATCCAATACCATCACTAATTGAATAGGAGAATGGCATCATTGCGATTGTTAGGAAAGCTGGAATAGCAATTTCCATATCACTCCAATCAATATACTTGACATTCTTCATCATAAAGATACCAACAATGATTAGCGCCGGAGCTGTTGCCGCGGATGGAATAATACCGGCAATTGGCGCTAATAGGCAAGCTAGCGCAAATAGTAGTCCAGTTATCACAGAAGCAAGACCAGTGCGAGCGCCAGCGGCAACGCCAGTAGAACTCTCTACAAAGGTGGTTACAGTGCTTGTGCCTAGTAATGATCCGCCAACAGTAGCAAGAGCATCAGCAGTAAGAGCGCGAGACATATCCTTGCTCTTCATATTGCCATTTTCATCAAGCATATCGCAACCGGCCGCGCATCCAGTAAGAGTTCCTACTGTATCAAAGCAGTCGCACATGCATAGAGTTAGAATAGATGTAATTAGCGGGAAAATACCGAGGGCGGTTAGTCCAGTAAATGAAAGCTGGAAGAATGTTGGAGCAAGTGAGAGATTTTCAAAATTGAAAGATATAGCTGTATTAGTTACTCCAAGAGGAATACCAATTAGAGTAGTGGCAATAATTGAATATAAAATTGCACCACGAACCTTAAATACAAGTAGAATAGCTGTAATTGCTAGGCCAATTAGAGCAAGTAAAGGCGCTCCGGATGTGATTGAGCCAAGGTCAAGTAGATTATTATTTGCGGTAACAATACCAGCATTAATGAGACCAATTAGAGCAATAAAGAGGCCGATACCTACACTAATAGCACGCTTTAGTTGGGCTGGAATTGCTTCAATAATTTTATTACGGAGTGGTGAGAGTGTAATTGCAAGAAATACGCAGCCGCTAATAAATGTAATAGCAAGACACTGCTGCCACGTATAGCCAATCTTCATACAAAGGGTATAAGTGAATAGAGCATTAATACCTAGGCCAGGAGCCTGCGCAAATGGTACATTGGCCATAAAGGCTGTTAATAATGTACCTACTGCCGCGCTAATACAAGTGGCTAGAGTTAGAGCAGTATAATCCATTCCGGTTACACCTAGAATGGATGGATTAACAAAGATAATATAGGCCATAGCCATAAAAGTCACGAGGCCGCCAATAACCTCGCGGCCAAATGTAGAACCACGTTCAGTGATATGAAAATGCTTATCTAAAAATCTCATAGATTAATCTCCTTTTTGTTCTTTAGAATTAGATTTAAAATAATACCTACGAACATTGCAAGAGCGGTAGTACCGATACTGATAACACCAAAATTGCATACAACACCAGAGACACCAATAGTTAGAATTGAGGCAATAATAGTTACGACCTTATTATCGTTAAGGTCAAGATTATTATCCTTAATGGTTCTTACACCAGAAAGAGTGATGTAGCCATAGAGAATGGCCGCACAGCCGCCAAAGATTGCGGAAGGTAGTGATATAAGTAGAGCCTGTAGTGGGCCAAAGAAAGCTGCGACGCCCATAATAATTGCCGCTAGTGTAATTACATACTTAGAGCAAATCTTACTGAAACCTGTTGTGCCTACACTTTCGCCATAAGAAGTGTTAGGAATAGAGCCAATTAGGGTACCAAAAGCTGTAGCAATACCATCGCCAATTAGAGTATGGCCTACGCCGGGATTTTGGGTTAGGTCTGTGCCAATAACTGCGCTTAAAGCCTTATGGTCTGAAATATGCTCACATAGACATACAAGAGATAGTGGAGCAAATAGTAGTAGAATCTGTGGCATTAGACCCCAATCAAAGTTAGCAAAGTCAAGATGGAAGAACGCGAAGTCTGGCATCTGGAAAATCTGGAGATTATGGAAAGGCTCAAAATTAACAATTGGAACGCCGCAAAGTGTAAGAATTACAGATAATCCATAGACAATAAAAATTGAGAATAGGAATGGTAAATTCTTTACAAATCCCTTTCCATAGTGAGAAATTAGCGCAGTGATGGCTAGAGTTAGCATACCAAGTCCAAATCCAATTAGACTATATTCACCATTTACTTGGAAGTAGGTTGGTAAGAAGGTAGCTAGGTTTAGACCAATTACCATAACGACCGGACCGATAACATATGGCGGCAGAAGCTTGTTAATCCAAGCTGTTCCACACTTATTAATTACTAGGCCGACAATACAATAAATAAGGCATACAATAATACCGCCAATTAGAACGGCTGTAAAGTTAGGAGCAGTTCCAAGGGTTAGAGCGCCAATTACTGCGGCGACAAATCCACCTGAAGAGCTGATAAACATAGGGCTTTGGCCGCGAGTACATAGCTGGTAAATAAGAGTACCAATTGCTGCGCCTACCATAGCCGGAGCAATAGGAACGCCGCAAATTGAGGGGATAAGAACGGTGGCCACAAAGCAAGCGATGACTTGCTGAAATGCAGCAACGATTAGTCGCTTAAAAGGAAGCTTATCATTGATATTATAAAGCATATATTTTATTCTCCTTCATCTTCATCTTCATAATAATCATCCCAATCTATTTCTTGGAATGTTATATTATTTAAATCTATATTATGTATTAACATTATTTCCATTGGGCCATATGGCACTTGGCCAACGACTGTTAAAGTATTATCAAAGTCACGCCATTCATATTCTTTAGGGCAGAATCCTCTATAATGAATTAACTCTTCATCTCGTGGATATACATATTCTTTAAATTCACGGCGTGTTAAATTATAAATTGATATACATTGATAATCGCCCGATGAAATAATAAATTCCTCGTTATATTGTTTTACATATAATAATGGAGGGGTATCTGGGCAATTACGAGCAAATGTAAAATATTCTTCTCTGTCTGAAAGAATTTGAATTTCAATTCTATCATAATGAGTCTCGTCTTTTGCCCAATATCTCCATGTTAATTGACGAATATGATATGGTGATGGTTTATTATACTGATCTAATATTGGTTCTATTTTTGTAGCAATCAATGTATGAGTATCGTGATTAATTAGAACTGGATGATTCATTCGCCTCACTTCCATATTGTTCTTTTAGGAGAGGAATAATTTCATCAAATGAATTATGTAATTCATGATCCTCTGTGGCATATAAGCACATTCCATATAACATCTAATTGATTGAAAAGCTTCGGCGCCAATCCTTCTCATTAAGATGGTTAGTACGAATATCAAAATAATGAGCATAATTTTTCTTATTTGCTTGCCGCTGAAGTACAGTACAGAAAATATCATACATTTCTACTTTAAATCCTTCTGGTTGTTGCTCAACTGGAAGCATCCACCAAGCTAATCCAGCATCCGGATGACGATTAAAATATTCTTCTATCATATCTTCCCATAAATGCTCTGCCATGTATTTCCATCCATAAAGAACGCCCATTTCACACATAGTACCAATGGCTGACTGTTCTGGGCAGAGTACTGTATAATCGCTATGCCAAAGTCTTTCAATATCAGCTTCACAAATCTTTTCGGCTAGATGATTGTTTTCTTCCTCTGTCATATTAGATTTGTCATTAATAGATTTATTCATTACTGGACTATATACAGAGCCAGGAATGTTAGCTTCCTTAAACTTATCGTATTCATATTGACGTGCTAAATTAGAACCAAAAGTCATAATGTCGCCACCTAAGTAGCCGAGTGGTTTATTTTGTTCCATATTAAAATACCTCATTTTTTCTTTATTATAACACAATTTTCTAATCTTGTCAAATATTATTGTCCCCACTATTCTGCAATAGCTTTTGCTATTCCTGGGAATGTTTTACTACGCCATTTACTTCTTTCTTTTTTGGATTTACCAATAAATTGCATATCCATATGCCAAGAGCTGTAACCACTATGGCCAGTAGAACTATCTGTAATATCTGGGTCTACCATATCAGTTGGCTTTAGCGCGGGTAAATTTTTTAACCATAAGCAAGTAGTTTTACGCTCCGGATCACCAAACCAAAATGGTTGAATAATTTGATCCGGCTTGCGATAATGTGTATTCATATATCCCACTGGATTTTCTACACATATGTGGTCGCACTTAGCATTAATAAATTTAAGAAAAAATTCTACGGCATCTTCACGCTGTTTAATTCTCTCTAATGCCTTTTCACCATACTTTTCTACATTGAACCATCTATTACCGGATACTGTAAGATAAGTACAGGGCGGATGGGCAATAAGTAAATCCCATTGACCATCTATTGTATGCTCCGTACCATCCATAGTTTTAAAAGTACAATTACCATTTATATACGGCAAGACGTCTCCCAATATATGCCATTCAGGATGGTCGCCCGATGGTTCATCAATATCACAAGAATAACATTCATTTCCTAATTTACGCATTTCAATAGTTATTCTCTAAGATTCTTCACAAGCTACTAATACTTTCATGTAATCTCTCCTATAAATGAAAATATGCGGGGTAAGTCATTAGACTTACCCCATTTAGTTATCTTGGAGGAATAATTTTATCACAGAGTTGTGGAATTGGTCCGCGCTCTGATTTTAATAATTTAACAGTTCCAAATAGTGGGTCACCTACTAAATTATCCAGCATAGCTTTAATACCATTATTTTTTTCAAATTTAGGATTGTCAATCTATGCTACATCCCCGCAAAATATAATTTCGCCGCCATCTTCTACGCGGCTAAGTAATAATGTAACTAATTTATCATTTAAATTTTCACATTCATCGCAAAAGATAATACCTTTTATAGAACGTCCTCTAATATGAGAAATAGGGAATATTTCAATAATACCATCATCAATTAATTGGTCAAGCATCATTTGACCGCCTAAATGGTCGGCAATTACTCCTCCCCACAAGCTCATTTTTTGTCGTACATCACCAGGCACAAAACCAATATCTTTAGTATCTGCAACTATAATATTATTGCGAATAAAAGTAATTTTAGGCTGGCGGCCGCGAGCTACTTGTTCTAATGCATAATTTAGAGCTAATAATGTTTTTCCGCTACCCCAAGCAGATGTTAATAATTTAACCTTTATATCCTAGTTTTGAAGTAGATGTATAGCCATTTTTTGCTCTAAATTACGAGGCTTAATTACCTCACCAGTATATACATTTTTAATATCTTTATAATTTAAAGGTTTGTATTCATGTCCGTCCCAGAATAATACGTCCTTTAATTCATCACCTGCGAATATTTCAGCAAATGAATTAGTAGGACATTTTAAGGTGTTCATTGTTGGACATTGATATAATTGGGCCATTTGTGAATTATTAGGATAATATTTACCCCAGCCACAATATTCTATCTATTCAATACGACTTTCTTCTTTGTCATCTAAATATATTGCCTATAATTCTTTAATCTATTTAGCAATTAAAAACTAAGCGCCATCGGCAGTTATAAAAAATACTTCATTTGAATAATTTTTTAATGCGGCAGCCTCAGCAATTAGCCAGTGATCATGAATATTCTATAGTATTGGATATTTTCTAAATTTTCTTTTAACATGATTATTATCAGTAATAAAATGTATATCTCTAGATGTAATAATATCTCGCACAGCCTACCGTGCGAGATATTTAGTTTTATCATCTTTCTGCTATGAAGTTTTTATATTTTCAAGTTCCATTAATACAATAGGACTAATATATATATTTTGAAATCTTTTATAAGCCCCATTGAGTACTGCAGAAGTATCTAAAAAATTAATATTCATTAAGCATCAACACCATAAATTTTATCCACAAGATTATATTTCTTCATTTCATCCGCGGATAAAAACCATTGATGTCTAGCTTGAGCGTCATATTCTTCTGCAGTAATATTTGTATTATCAACAATGAACTGTCGAATGCTTTCATCTACCTTATTATTAAAGGCCATAATATCATTTGCTGTCTTGGCTTCGCTTGCACTTAAAGCTACGTATCCATCATGAATAAGAGCATATGTACTAGGAAAACAAAAACGAGTTACATTTTCATTCTTGCCGCCGCCAGCTAAAATCACAGCTGCCATAGAAGCCGCATATCCAGGAACAATAATATGCAATGGCTTTTTATATTGGCTAATATATTGAGCAAGGAAGAATCCATCTGATACGCACCCACCCTGTGAATTAAGTATAAGTGTTACTGGGCGTGTATCACTATCATTTTCCCAATCTCTCATAGGTAAATAAATCATTTCTACAATACGCTCATCAATATCAGCATTTAAAATAAGCGTTCTATTATCATTCATTTGATGATAATACTGATACATTACAGGGTCTAATCCAGACGTATCGTCTGAGATTAGGAAACCAAAATCTGGGTCCATAGTTACCCTCCTTCTATCTCTCAATGAGACAGCTATTTATAATATTTATGAGATAATTTTTTCTAGTGTGCAATCCTCTGGATTAATATCATCTTTACGAATACGTTTAATATAAGGATGCCGAATTGAAATGCCTGTACCATCTTTGGCCGCATTTGCAGTAGAAACCATCATGCCGCCAATAGTTAGCGGGCATAAGTACCAATCTTCAAAATTATCTCTTAGTTCTGTTTTAAGCTCGTCGGTTAAACCGGCTACCTTACAAAGCTGCACTGGTTCACCCTTACGATTATATACGCTTACATAAATTGCGCCCGGATAATTATAATAATAATTTTTAGTTACTGGTGTGTAAGCACCGCCAGTTTGATATTCACCAAAGTATTCACCATATACAAGCTTACCAGTTCTTGCCTCTTCCCAAAAAGGCCAAGAAGCTAATTCTTTACCGGTGTAAAGCTTTGTTGGATTTTCAACATCAGTAATAAAGCAATCAATATCGGAAGAAATTTCTTGCTTTACTTTACAAGTTGTCCAAGCACTTGAACGTTTATCGGGGGTATAAAGAATGCCTTTCTTATAACAGACCGCCCCTTCACCGCCACGTTCAAAAATTTTTAGAATCTCATCAAAGAAAGTTTCATTCATTTGATGATATGGAATACCTTTTACTAATGGAGAATTAATACGTTTAACGACTTCTGGAATAAATTGCACTCTATACTCAATTGGTTTATCAAGAAATTCTTCACCATCAAGTGCCAAAATATCAAAAATACGCCATTCAAGTTTAACGTCTTTCTGACGAGCGCGTGCTTTATCAACTAGACATCTTGCTATACTACCTACATCCTTGTCTATACCGCCAGGTAAATATAACTCACCTAAAATTACTGTAGTCTTTTGAAAAGCTTTAAGTACATCATTCCAGAAAAATACTTTATCTTGCAGTTCAGAATAAGTACCAGTTACTTTACTAATACCACGAGTTTGCAGCGCATTTCTATCTGGAGTAATAACTGCGCGGCTAAAATTACCGTCAAATTTTTCACTCCAAATATATTTGCCGCTGGCCGCCATATCTTCTAAATGTTGGCGCCGGGTTTCTGCTGACATAGCACTAGTTGGGCTCCAATATTTCATTACACCTAGAGAGAAAAAATCTGTCATATTATTCTCCTATCTTTTTTAAAAACTCAATTGCAGAAGTCTTCATGCCTTCAAAGGCACCTACATTATCAACATACCAATCTAAACAGTAGTCATCTAAATCAACTTCTGATGGATGATTACGCTGTTCTTCAGTTAAAAGAGGATTTTCCCATATGTCGCCTTCGTCAGTATAACGACGAATGCCTACAGATACGCACTTATTTTTATTGAACTTTTTAACTCTTTTTAATTCATTTAAGAAGCGAAGGTCAGGAATAAGTGCATAATCCCAATCATTTTCTGTAGCTTTAATAAACTGTGCTACCAAATCAGCCCAATAATTTTCAAATACCGCACGTACTTCATTTGTGCCCATCTGTTGAAGTAGCTGGCGGCCGCTAATATCTTTTTCGCCATTCCATTTATAATATAGCTTGGCATATTCTTTAACCATATCTGCAAAATGAATTACTAATACTCGTTCATTACGACTTTCTAATTCATCTTTTAAAAATTTAGCAAAAGTGTCTTTACCAGAACCACTTTTACCGCTAATTAGAATTATTTTCTTCATTCTTCATTTCCTCCAATTTAAGCTGTACATAAAAATCAACGAACTCCTATACAGCAGGAGAACAAACTGTTCTATATTCTTCAATGCGTTTAATTGTTTTTGGCGCATCATTTAACATAAAAGCAGTATCAATTGCAAGTCTTGTTAAATGCTTATCAAATTCTGAGACTTCTGTAAATAATTCAGTCATTTTTTTTGCCCATAGCCTTTTGTAAAATATCAAAAAATGCTTGAACTTCTTCTTGCGTTTCAAGAACAATTTTCTAAACAGGTTTTGGCGCACGTCTATCTTCATTTGCTGGCATATTATAAACATAATATTCATAAATACCATCAGAATTAAGATATTGTTCAGCGATTAAAGTATCATCTCTATTAGCATAAATTTTAAGACTTGCAGTTTCATCATCATTTTCGATATGTTCAGTGTGCATATTTTGTGGGATAAGCTACTTAACAAACCCTACATACTCATCCCTTGTTACACTATATAATTCTTCTCTCATACCTTATCCTCGCCAATTTATTTTTAATTCTTGTGCTTCTCGTTGTGCATACTCATCGCATTTTTCATTCCAAAAAACTCCATTATGGCCTTCTACTTTTTTAAAGTAGTACCATACATTTTCAAAGTAAGGAATAATATCAATCCATAGGTCTTGATTTGCTACTTCTTTCTTAGCAGCATTGACCCAGCCATTTCGTCGCCAGTTATCATACCAGCGTTCTGCATAGCAATTAATAGCATAAGCTGAATCGCTATAAATAATTACGGGTTGACTTTCTTTGCGGTGAGTCGCAGCATATGCAAGAGCCTGGCGGATTGCCTGTAACTCCATACGTTGATTGGTAGTATCAGGTTCTCCGCCAGTTGCATAATAGACTTGTTGGCTATCTTCAATAGCGATGTAAGCCCAGCCACCAAAGTTCTTTTTTCCAAGTTTCTTACAAGAACCATCGGTGTAAATTTCTAATGGGATTACTCGCTCTTTACTTCGTCTATCCATAATTTTCTCCTTTTCTTTTATACTTTATTATATCATAAAATATCAGAAAAGGCAAATATTAAGCTTCTTCATTTTCAGTAGCTTCTTCTAACTGCTTTTGTAGTTTAACCTCTGGTAGTCCAGCAACACTTGTTAGAATACTAAGAATGCCAGCTAGGGCAGAAGCAGAAGCAACAATGCCCCAATTTACATCAGCAATAATAGCGCTAGAGCCAATAGTGGCGATAGCAGTTTGAGCAATAGTTTTAATCGCACGAATGCCTGCGGCTGCTAACCATTTCTTAAAATCCATATGAATCACTCCTTATACGAGAAAATCATTTTTCTCTAATCTAATTTGATAAAGATGACGAATATATTCGTAATCTGCTTCAAACACTCCATTTTTGTCATCTTTTAATGCTAATAATTTTTTATACTTATCATTTAAATCAATGATATGTTTAAATTCTTCTTTAGTATGAAGTCTGCCATTACGGCAGGAATTAGCAAAATCAAGTATCTCCCAACGAATGCGATCCTTTTCATTTTCATTAACTTGGTTTTGAATATCATTAACTGTATCAGTTAAAGACTTAATTTTAGGCTCTAAATCAGAGGTGATTAATTTTCCAAACCATTTTACAAATGATGAGATTGGATTCCATTTAATCGGGGAAATTTGGACAAAAATGGAGAGTATGATTATTATTTGTATTATATTTGAAGATAGCCAGTTGAGAATTTCATTCTCATTCATAAGATTTCACCTCCGTGGGGCTTATCCCCGATATATATGTAGTAATATTAATTAATATATTTGAACTTATTTTTTTATAGTTAATGTTTTTTGTAAATCTTCTAAAATGTCGAGCATACCAGCCATAAATAAAAATTGTATTGTAATTTCATCCATTGCTGCTTGGCCTATAATTTTAAAACGTTCTTGTAAATTATTAGAATTGCTTTTATAGCTTTTCTAATAGCCCTAAAATGTTTTAGATTCTTTTGTATTTTTAGAATCCCCCTCTAAACGCTAAACTAGAGCTTCAGAAGCATTGTTAGTAATTACTACCCGATTTCGTTGTTTAACTTGATTTACTTCATGAGGAAGTCTATTATAAAATGCATATACGCTATTATAGATATTATATAAAATATATGATGCTGGAACATAAGCATTATTTAAAAAATATAAACTAATATTTTTAGGTCCAACCATCATATCATTTTGCAGTTCTGCTTGTACTTCTTTAACATAATTAGCACCAGCGGTAAATCCTTCATCAAACATTATTAATGCTGCTCCGCCTAAAAGATAATTTTCTAAATTTTCTTTTAAATTACTACCTATTGCACTTGGAGCACAATTTAATATAGCAAATAATAATTTTTCTTTATCTATCATTTTTAAACCGCCTGAATTGTACATTGTTTCAATATTATTTAAAACGCCCTCAGGAGCACCGCTTGCACCAAGTGAGCCTCCGTGATAGCCTAAATCATTATTATACATACCATATTCTTTAACACTAACGCCGCCTAACATAGTATTCTTTAATAAATTAAATGCAATTTCTAGTTCATTTGTATCTTTATAAATGCTTGTTAATTTTTTTTGTAATTCATTTAATAAGTCTATATATATATTTTTAGCCATATTAACATTTGTCGAACCCTTTCCTGCGTCGTGGTATTTATCTAAAAATGAACCAATAGTTTCTTTAATAAATATTCTTACAGTTTCTTGTATTTGAGTTATTCGTTCTTTTGATACTTTATTTGAAAAGTTTTTTAATAATTCATCAATATTTTTAGTGGGTGTAATAATAAATTGCACATCATCTTTTAAATTAATAGCCTTTCCAGGAAGTTTCCCTTCAAAAATACTAGGCAGTTTTTCTGCGCAAGCTAAAGCAATTATTTCTGCGGTATCACTTTTTGTTACTGTTAAAGTACAACTATCAGCAAATTCAGGAAGGATAGATAATATTCCGTTGTCTATATAAGTAGAACTAGCATTTTTTTCTTTTAAAAGATCAGCTAATCTTTTTTTCTGATTTTTAAAATAAGTACGTAAATCACCGCTAAATTTCTCTCCAAAAAAAAACTATCCAATATTTTGTCGTAAAAATTTATTTAATTCATTAGCTTTTTTACCATATCTACTGCTACCGTGATGAGACCTGCCAGATTGTCCTTCTTGAGCAATTTGTTCTAATTCATTCCATAATTGAATTAAATTTTTATTTGTACCAAGTTGTTGATATTTTTCAAGAATTTCTTGCGCATTAGAAGCCAGTTCTAATAAATAAACAAGATTTTGATCTGTTGTTAAAGCATATTTTTCTAGTGTAGTATCTTTTACATCTCCACCAAAAATATTATAACGCTGTAATTCTGTAGGAATAGTTAAATCCACATTTTTTATTGCTTCTGTAATAGTTATAAATAATTCATTCGTTAAATCATTAATTTGTCTCGCGCTATTACTTTTATTCATTATTATTAATGTGGCTTGCTCTAATATAAGCGCCTTTAATCCTTCATGAATCACAGTAAAATTAGTTTCATTTATATGCTAATTATAAATTTTTATTATTAAGTCTCTAAATTCCGGTTTTTTCGATAAATTTTTTAATATACTATTAATACGTTTAGCATAAGCTTCTGTATCTAGTTCTGTTTTTCTTAAAGTAATTTCTTTTCCTTCTACTTCAGATACTATAGTTTGATAAAACTATGCTCCAAATTGGCTATTATACGCTTTAGGATTTTCAATGTAGCTCTATTTAGCATCCTTTTGCTCTTCTTTTGATAATTTCTAAAAATTAGCATTTAATAATTTTATATTATTTAATTCTTGATCAACTCTAGATTTTAATGTATCTAAATCTGTATGATTCTAAATAACATTAAAAAAAGCAATAATCTATCGGTATTCATTTTCTGTAATTGACTTACCATCAGACATACTTTCTATTATGCTTGTTATATTAGAAAAAAATTTACTTTTTTTTAAAATATCAATATTTTGATTTAGAAAAAACTATTCATTATTTAATAAATTTTGATGCATAGATTGCAACATAGATAAATATGCTGCAATTTGAGCAGTAAATCTTTGTTCTTCTGCAAAATTACTAGATTGTTGATTATTAAGACTTGCAGCAATTTTAGTATTTTTTAATCGTTGAACACCAATTCTATATAATACTTTATTTTGTTCATAAAGGCTCGAAAAAAAAATATATCGCCCATTTTGAGCCCAATCAAAATCTCCCATTTTCTCACCTCATAATAAATAAAAAGCCCGCTTCTCAGCGGGCTTCAAGATTTCTCAACTTTCTCTTCAACTTATTGATAATTCCCATATTACCAATTTCGTCTCTCATTGTTAGTAACTTAATTCTATATTCATACTTTAGTCGTAGTAACTTTGTATTCATATTTTATTACCTCATTTCTTAATTAATTCCCATTTATAACCACCATATTCTTGCCTATTGATGCAAGCATTAATAACATTTTCTAGAAAAACATTTTTTCTTGGCTTATTGCCAGGAAATTTAATATCAAACAGCTGTAAATATTCTATAATTGCTCGTCCATTATATTTCAAATAAAGACGCTTATCTTTATACAACTGTTCAAATGCCTTTATCTTGTCATTAATACTTGCTTCTTCTGAATAAAGAATTGTAAATTCATCTTCAATTTTTTCAATAGGCGTTTCTTCTACTACTTCAGTAGCCGCTGGCACAATGTTAGTCTGTGTATACTGCGCGTACTGATTATTTACTTCAATAGTAACCCAACGTAGATTTTTAATTGAATTATCACGCTTATTACTATTAATATGGTCAACATTATACATAGCATTGCGTTTACCGCCAAGCCATGTATATGCGACGAGTCTATGCACCATTACAGCGCCTTTGTCTGTGAAGACAGTGCAATAGCCTCGTTCATTAATGCGCGGGTTAAGTAATTCCTTATTTTTAATCAATTTAACCCGCCCACAAGTTGATACATATACACCATACTCTTTATTTTTTCGCCAGCGTTCAATTGTTAGATGAATCTTTGGTAACATCTTGAAGCTCCTTCAAATAGTTGTAATAGTCTTCGGCCCAATATTCTATATCTTCTTCTTCATAATCAATTCCATAAGTGCCTTCTTCGTGGCCTCGTTGAATTGCTAGTTCATAAGCTTCATCCCATAATGCTTCGTCAAACATATTTCCTCCTTTATTCTATAATTATTATATCATAAATTAGGAAAAAGTCAAGGTTTTATCCTTGACTTACAAATTAAGCATGATACTTTAGAAGAAAACTATTACTTACAGCTTTAAAAGACTTGGAACCATCAATAGAACGGAATACAATACCTTCGCGAGGCAGATTATCCAAACAAGATTTACCTTCTGCATAAGCAAGAATATCGTCTACATTTTCAAATTGATTAATTTTCATTTTACGATCAAGTACAGGTACGCATTCAATTCCATATGGGTCTAGAATATCAATCATTTCAAGAGTGCCTACACGACCGCGAGAAGAGAAAATTAGATTGAATGCTAGAAAATCATGCTCACCACAGAGAGAATAATCTCGCCGCTGAATGCCATCACCAAAAGTTTCACCTTGAATGGTAATCCATTCTTCGTTAGGATAAGCCGCCATCAAATTAGATAGCACTTTGAACATGTCATATTGCTTAGCCATTTCCCAATATACATTGGTATCATAATAGCATTCTTTGCTTTCTTCTCCGAAGCATACATTGCGGGAACAAACATAGAAAGATTTGTGCCCAAATTTGCCGCGCTTCATAGAGAAAGTAGTGCTAGTTCCATCAATCTTCTCGGTGGCAATCCAGTCACCATCATCATTTAGAATCCAAGGCATATTTTGCACTCGTTCTTCATCAGTCTTTTTTACCCAAACTGGCCAGCCGTTTTTCTTATCCTTCTTTTTACCAAAGAAGAAGAACATCACTTTTCTGCCAAAATTATGTTTCATCATCCACTTAGCCCAAGATTTCTTGAAGATTTCGGGATGACGGGCGGCCATTTTCTTATACTTATCTACAGTAGGAGCCTTACGCTGGTTGTCTTCATCGTCGGCATAAGTTACACCAAGTTTCTTGGTAAGGAAACGAGATTCTCGCTTACTCCAATGAATTTCTCCAGTTTCATCGGCGATACCAACATCACCTTCACCAGTATTAGTATCGGTCCATTCACAAGTTTCCCAACCAAAATCGGAAGCGTGCATAAGCAAACCTTGTGAAATAGTCTTACACATCTTCAAAGTTTTAATTTTGTAATGCCGCTTCTCAAGGAAAGCAAAGCATTCTTTATCAGAAGGCACACGGGAATCAATTTCAAAGTAGATAGCCGGATCGCCTACATTAAACTGACCCTTCTGAACAATTACATGCCAGCCGCCAACGATTGCAGTTTCAACGCGATCATAACCGGGAATAGGCTCAATACCATCAATAATTACAACATAAGCAAGTTCACGTTCTTGTTTAGCATTTAACATACTTTTTCATTCCTTTTCTTTGATACATTTATTATACTATAATTTTCATCAATAATCAAGGGTTTAATTCATGATAGCACCAGCCATAATCCTCATCAAGATAAATAAAATATGCGCAACGAATATAATCTAAATTTTTTCCAATCACTAAGTACCCATCTCGATAAGTATCACAAAATTCAATTTCTACAATGCCGTTGTTAAGCGCTACTTCTTGTGCCATATCCCATTGCCAATCTTTATATTCATTACTCATTACCATAAATCCTCACTATATAATTCACTAGTTACTAATTTAAAATCTGACACTTGACGGCATCGTTTAGCTTCTTTCATGGCTTCTAAACGGCTCATATATTCATCATGCTCATTTAAGAAACCCTGTCCTAATTCTTTAAAATCTCTAATAGTGTATCCAAAATCATGTAAAATTTGAAAAGCATCACAATGTCGATGACATGGAATAATAATTTCTTTTTGTTGCTTATTATCAAAGATTTTAACTGCCGCTCTCGTCACCATCGGGAATCTTAGCCTCCGAACTTATCTGCCAATGAAAGAATTCACTCCAACTACCAACATCATAATGCCGCCAGCCATCTTCATCCCAAGTGCGAGTATAATAATTCTTATAATTATGCTCATCGAGGAATCGCTTAATAGCAATGCCGACTTCTATCTTGTTAGCGCAATCCGCAATCGGCCGCCAGACGCCACGACTATTCTCAAAATACAGAGTCATACTTATCATCCTTTCATTTTACAATAATATACAACAGTTTGCTTTACGCCATTGTATTCTTTATGTTCTTTAACTTTCATGCGCATTACACACTTATAACCAACTTCAAGGTTTTTGGAAGCAGTAATCCAAACATACTCATTACCATCAGCATCTTCCATAATGTGAACGCGGCTTTCACCAAAGCGGCCATCCACAGGAACATTCTTCTTAATGGTAATTTCGCGTTCGAGCCAATCACCGACTTCACCCTGATATTCACTCTTGCTCAGGTCATCCAGCAGTTCGTGAATAAGCTTGCGGACTTCGGCTTCGTCGCGCATAGTGAGGTCTTCCGGGTCATCGGGATTGTGAATGTCTTCCCACTTGAGGACAACGGGAGTGATTTCAGCGGGAAGATTAACAATCTCAAGCTTGGAAGGGCAGAACCATCCAAACAGGAGATTAAACCGAGCACGGCAAGGATTGGTTTCGTGAGCCCAATCATTAAGAATGGTGCTATCGCCTTTGAAAAGAGTGATGAAACCAGCTTCACCAAAGCCAAAGGCATTGCGGGCGGCAAACTTCACGCGCCGCTCTTCAACTTTCACAGCCTTGGCCGCAGCGCGCTTTTCAGCCGCACGGTCGAGAGCTTCACGCTGCTTATCAGTATACCACCGAACTTCTTTGACTTCATAGCCACAACCACGACAAGCAAGACAGCGAGTACCGTCCATCGGGTTATAGGAGTAATGGCCGGAACCACCGCACCGATGACACGGGCTTTTTACCCGCACGTAAAGCTTTTTGGCGTCATCTTCGTGCGCATAAGGCTCGCCAATGATTTCCATGTTTTCATAAGATTTAGCAACCGCCATTCTATAATCTCCCCTTTCCTCTTTACATATATATTATACTATAAATTTAAAAAAAGTCAAGAATTTTTTCTTGACTTTTTAGGAGGTGAAATTTTTATGATGGTCATTATTTAACATAATCGGTAATTGGCCTAATTGGTTCCAACGGTTACGAATATCTGCAATAATTGTATCTAAATTTACAGGATAACAATTGTGTGAATCTAAACCAACATGATAAATAAAGGGATTATCTGAAAATAACCAATCGGAGGTTTGATGAGTGTGTCCATGTAATGAAATGATATGTTGAGAAAAATGCTTATCATCAAAATTAGCAGTAAGAACTGGATAGTGGCAACAAAAAAGTCTTAGTTTGCCGAACTTTATAAGTTCGCTGGTTTGTGTAATATTAGTCGCCTTTCCAGTTGCGTAGATGTCGCTAAGTTTGTTATCTGTGTCGTGATTGCCTTGAATTAAATGGATAGTCCCATTAAGTCGTTTGAGAATATTAACATCATAATTTCCCATCAATACATCGCCCAGATGATAAACAATGTCATTTTCTTTGACTACTTCATTCCATCGTTCTACTAGCGCTTCATTCATTTCGTCTGCGGAAGTAAAACCGCGAGGTTCGTAAATGAATGATTGGTTATGAAAGAAATGAGTATCACTAGTGAAGAAAATATTCATTTTGGTTCGCCGTTAATCCACCAAACGCCAACAGCTCGGGGGTCTTCCAGTTTGTATGCGTCATTTACTGGCGGACAAAATTTATCATACATTTCTTTCACAATTTTTTCTGGTACACGGGCGCGGCCAGTGCGCTTATTATTACGATAGAGGCACGTTTGAAGAGAAGGAGCACACACTACATAAACAATGCGGTAATCGGTAATATACTTATCAATAGCATTCGTAAGCTTCTTACGAGACCACGCATTAAGATGAGTGGCGTCTGCTACTACTGTATCAAAGTAATGCAAGTGATGTACTAAGGTTTTTACAAATTCTTTAAATACTTCTGGCTCATGGTCAAAATAATTATCTTCATCATCAAGCATCATGAAACGAATATTATCACGAGATACAGTAACATCAGCATGAAGAAAATTACGAGCAAAATAAGTTTTTCCGGAGCCAGGAATACCGCACATAATGTACAAAGTAGGCATGATTATCTCCTTTCTACAATTATATTATACATCAATTTCGTCAGAAGTCAAATCTTCAAGTTCATAATCCATTTCTTCTTGCCGACGTCTATCGGCAATAGATAAATTATGCGTTCCATTGTAGAAGGCATAAGCACCTTTGTTATTACGTTTGCGGGAGCACATAGGGCAAGAACAATGGATTTTGTTTTTACTATATTGATGTAAATTATCATAATAATCTGGATATAAGTTACGTTTACGAATAGCTTTTACCCAATCATTATGACGCTTTTCGGCAGTTTCACGCATAGTTATCACCACCTTATAAAAATACGGACATGGTAGGATTTGAACCCACGGTAGCTATTCACTACGGCTGATTTCAAGTCAGCTGCCTTAAACCACTCGGCCACATGTCCATAAGCTGGGGTGGCAGGACTCGAACCTGCGAATGCGGGAGTCAAAGTCCCGTGCCTTACCGACTTGGCGACACCCCATCATACGCTTTCTTAAAACTGAAAGCGCTTAGCTCCATCAGGATAGTATCCGCCGCTAGTTAGATTTACAAGATATGTATCAAGTGGGTGCTCAGTTGTAAAATAAAATACTCCAAGCACACTCTTAGCATTAACTCTATACATACTATCTTCGCTCTCAAGAATAAACTTATCAGTCCAAGTATTAAGAGCATTAACTAGCGCGACGACATCATTCTGATTTAAGATACGAATGCGAAGTCTTCCCATAATAATTCTCCTTTATAGCCAACATTGATATGGCTTAGTTTCACAAGTGATAGTAATTGGTCTATTGTATGTTATCCACCAAGGAACTTCTTCATATATAGGTGTAGTTGTAGATGGATATGGCTCAGTTAGTGGAGTAGTTATATTTGGTTGAATAGTTGTGGGTAAAGATTTACCAACGCAATTTACACAGCTACGCACAAACGGAGCCATTACAGCCCCACATTGTGGACAACGCCAACCTTCAAGTATACTTTTATTTTCACTATCCAAAGTAATCGTCTCCTTAAAGCGCAGATGGAAGGATTTGAACCTTCGGTACTGTTAAGTACGACGGTTTAGCAAACCGCTGCTTTCAACCACTCAGCCACATCTGCATACTCAGACCACGCTCAGGTGGCCTGTACTTAGACTATTTACCTTCGGCTTTGCCGCTCAAACATTCCCACCGCTCTCGTCCTCAATAGTCCTAGGTAGATAAACATCTACTCATTATAGTATCAATAGGATTTGTTTATAGGATCACACGTCTGCGTTGCCTAACTGCCGAATATTAAGCCAAATAGCAGTACTTCATAGCTCCTATTGATTTTTAATAAGGGCTCAAAGCGCTTACTTCTTCGTTCTTGAAGAGGTCATTAGACGAGCCCCTTGTTAGTGGTGTAAAACCCCAAACTAACCATCGTCGCGTCCAGCTGGACCGCATGTTTTCTGCCTTGAACCCGTGCTTTCAGGTGGGCAAGGATTATAATCTTGTTTAGGGAACTTCCCAGAGTCAAGAGAAACTCAGTATTTATAATACGATGGACCTAGGGCATCCCACCCAGCCCATGACAGTTTTTAGACTTGCTGGTCACACGGGAAATTCTTCCCGAAGGCCGTGCTCATTAAACACAACCCTAATGGAGCACCATACCGGATTTGAACCGGCCACATTTGCTTGGAAGGCAAAGATGTTACCGCTACACTAATGGCGCATGGTGTGGCTTCACGTCACCACAACGACATATGGGTTCTTGCGCGGGCTAACCTCTTTTGTTCTAAAAGCACATTGGTACCTCTCCTCGGATTTGAACCGAGACTATATTGATTTTGAGTCAATCTCCTCTGCCGATTGGGATAGAGAGGCATAATGCGGCGGAAAGGAGACGCCGCATAGAAAAATGAAATAAGGAGTGCGGGTAGCCGGACTTGAACCGGCACGTCCGAAGACAACAGATTTTCTTACTACTCTATGTTACCATAGCCGCATTACTGCGTTGTAGTCTGGGCTATGTCTTCACCTTATCTTACGACTTAGGTGGCTGGTATATAGTCTCTACACATTTATAAATATGAGACGTGCCGAGGTACTGCCCCTCTATTTTTGTATTACTTACTTGCATATACCTATCTGCAGTTTATATGTTTTCAGAGATAAATTATTATCTGCTATCTTATACTAGACACGCCATATTTAATTTAGCTCGGCGTTATCCTATCAGGACTTTCACCGAATTAGCCAGCATTCACTCAGAAAGTTTCCTATTCTAGTGCTCTTTGTTTTACAAAAGTCTGTGGCGTCTGCCTATTCCGCCATACCCGCATATACGGCTTTCGCCGCAATTATTCAGTCAGTCCTTCAATAGCCTCTTCAGCCCATACAACATCTTCCCACTCTTCAATGGTGACTTCATATACGTTCTTGGCGCCATAGTAATTGCGCACCTTATTTACTGCCTTACCCCAAGACTTCGCGGCAACAAGACCGGTTTCATTCAGCACCTTATTTTCAACATCATCCCAGTAACGAACCTTATACTTAAACATAATAATCCTCCAAATTAAATCCTTCTTGTACTGCCCATTCTACAATACGATCGTAATTTTTTTCTTGATATGCGTTGTAAATATCTTCTAAAACAGCTACTGTCAAACCTACTTTACTAGAGCCACGAAATGTAATACTCAATGCGTTAATTAAATCGTGATATAATCGGTCAATATCAACAGAGGTCATCATAACTTTCCTCGCCAAATACCTTATCTACGCTAGACTCCGCAAAACCAAGACAAAGTGCAAAATAGCGGCACATACGATGAAGAGTTTCAAGCTGCATATCTTGATCTACATCAAAACCAAGACTTACAGCCTGCTGATAACTATCATCATCAGGATACAGATTAAACTCGATACGATTCTTAATTACCCTAGACTTCATACAAATGCTCCTTTCCTTTTGTTCAATTATATTATATCACAATTTTTATAATTGTCAAATACTACTTTTGTTAAATTCTTGAGGGTCAACGCCATTCATTTGAAGCCATATCCATAGCGGCAAACGTTCGCTACAATGGTTTTGCGGTGTCTCATATACGATGAGGGCAAAATCTACATCCTCAAAACCTTCCTCGACACAAATTTTATCGTGTAATTTTTGTAAAGAATTCATAAATTGATTAAAATCAATTTCATCTAGTTGCCGCTGATATACATTTAAAAATTCACAATCTTGTGGATGTTTAGGGCTACATTTTCCATTGCATAAACCTTCACACGCGGCTCCGGGTTTAATGGGCGGGCAATCTATAACAATAACACCTCTTGCGTCTTTGCCTAGCGGCCGCCATTTAGGATTCCAAACGCAAGTTGAAAGCCCTATTAAATTAGGAGGAAAATTGCGAACTTGCGCCCAATACGATGTATATATTTTCATATATTCCAATGCTCCAATGATTTAGGCTCTTCCTTTTCAACATAACCGCCAGTTTCCCAGTCACCTTCCCATTCAAAATACCATCTATTTGGGCAAAAAGGATAGAGGCCAAAAGGCGTTTCAATTACCATCGCGGCTGGATAGCTGCCCTCATAAATATCACACCAATTTTCTAATACGCATTGAAAGGCATCACTTTTTTTCAAATAATTTGCGTCTGTATCATGTTCTGGTGGGACTAAATCGGTTTCTTTTGGAAGTTCTACAAATGTAATTACTCTGTAAAAATAATCTTCTTGCATATGTCCTCCAATTAAAAATGCGCCGAAAGAGTCTCCTCTTTTACAGAATAAATCAAACGGCGCTAAATGCTGATAAGCATGTTTTTATCTACACTCAGCTATGCAGATTGTGACAGGTTACATGCCATCCTGTTGGTCTGGGTGGTGGGATTTGAACCCACGACCCTCAGATCCCGTGAAAATCCAGAGAGTTGAACTCTGATATAAAGCATTACCATTATGCTAGATTTTCAAATCTGATGCGCTACCAAACTGCGCTACACCCAGATAACAGCCCCTCTCCGATTCGAACGGAGACCCGCGGTGTCAGCCACGCTTACGCTTTTAGAGAGCGCTGTTGTGCCATTCAACTAAGGGGCTATATATTTTGTTGCCTATCAACGACCTCACAACTTTTATTTTACCGACCGTTACTCACTTTTACAGCGCTGACTTTATTCGTGGGAGAACTCGCTGATTTCCAAACTATTAATTTTTATCTTTATGAAAGATTTCAGGATGTTTAAAAGCTAGGTCATAAACACGCCAATCTAATTTCTCTAAAATAGTTGTTAACTCATACGAACACCCGGCAGTAGTAACCAATGATGCTAGCAGAGTAGCAAGTGCCTTACGCTCTTTTTTATTGAGTATAAGAATCTTCACTATCATCCCTCACTTTCTATATATATTATATCAAATTTTTTATCAAAAGTCAAATAAAAGCGTTGTCTAAACTCATATACTCTTCATCTTTATCATTGCCGCATTCATCACACCAAGGAGCAATCCATCCACGACTTAATTTAGTGGCTGGTTTGCCGCAATTGATACATGTACGAGAGCTCAAGACTTCATATTTATCCACGATAGCACGAGTTTTGTCAGTGCTGAAATTATCATACCATCTTAAATACCCATACTTCTCTTTAATTTGGTCAACACGATACTCGTCAAGAAGTTTTTCGCCACCCTCATCAAGTAGCGCTTGTTTAATTTCAGCACACATTTGTTCACCAAATGCTCGCCGCCAGCCATCGGGCATATTATCAAGTTCGGTGTATTCATAATCCCATTCTGGCGGCATTTCATCTGGGTCACCAGGCCAAAATCCCTTTTCGCCGCAATTAATGCGTTTGCCACTAAATCGGTTAAATGGGATTAGAAATGGATAAGTATCACATAGACGCTTATTTTCCTTACGATTAATTTCCATTAGTCTATCCTCCTCAAAAGAGCCGTCGATAGGAGTCGAACCTACAATCAGCGGTTTACAAAACCGCTGCCTTACCTTTAGGCCACGACGGCATAAAAGCCTCCTATTGGAATCGAACCAATCTCCACGCTTTACGAAAGCGTTGTTCTGCCTATAAACTAAAGAGGCAATGCGGGTGAGGATTCGCACCTCACATGAGTCTAATCTGCGTAGCCGGAGCCAGAAGCCCTCACATTCCGGCAATGTGCGTCTACATATTCCGCCACCGCATTTAATTAATTACGGCCACTCGCCAAGAGGCATACCTAGACCAGCGCGCTCAACATTAGTGTTGAAAAATACGCCTTCAGTAGCAGGACCAGTTAGAAGCTCATCAGCAATAGTCTCATATAGAGTGCTGATAACTCCATGGCAGTCATTTAGATTATCAGCCGCGAACTGTACAACACAGTTATTAAATACAACATAAGTAGTACCAATCCACTGATAACCTTCCTCAGCTGGGCATACAGAATAAGCATAAACGGGGTTGCCCTTGAAAGCAGTATCAAATAGGTCAACCTTACTAGTAAAAGCACGATTAGAAGGTGTGCCATCAACGGCTACCTTTAGCTTAATGTTACCAAAACTAATCTCGTCAGGAAGAATCTGCTGTAGTGCTGCAACCTTATCGCCATTATTACAGGCTAGAACAATAGAAGGAGCAGAGCCGCCAAAGTCACAATTACATGCAATCTGTGGGTCACCATCGAATAGAGCCTCGAACTTGCGAATAGCAATTGTCCATGGGGGTAGAATCTTTAGTCTTGCATTACTCATAATTTTATACCTCTTTTATTTTATTTTCGCCTTGCGGCTTAATACCCCATATATGAGTTGAACATATATGACGCGCTTAGAAGGCGCGGGCTCTATCCGTTGAGCTAATGGGGCATATGGCAGGGGCGCAGGGACTTGAACCCCAATCTGGACTTTTGGAGAGTCTAATGCTGCCATTACACCACACCCCTATATTAGCATAGTCAAGCCTTCTTCCAACAACTATGCTATGCTTCACGCCATTCGTTACTTTAGCCACGTATTACGGCTTTGACAAGATGAAGCGTCCCTAGTGCCCCTGGCGAGAATCGAACTCGCGACACACGGATTAAAGGTCCGTTACTCTACCAACTGAGCTACAGGAGCATAGAAATGACTTGTTTTTAACTCGACTCTTGTCGGCACAAGTCTAAGCCTCACCACTGCTGTCGTCGCTCACGAGACACTAGTTAGATTTTGAAGTATTAAGTAAGAAGTTCATCTATACTTACCTCTCCCTATCCAGCCGCCGGACCTCAACCGGCCAGTCATATCCTGTCAATTCAGGCTTTATGTGGTTGAATGGTGCGCCGGGTAGGAGTTGAACCTACGATGTTTACCCTGCGGGTAGCAGATTTACAGTCTGCTGGCTTCGCCACTAGCCACACCGACGCATATGGTGGAGTAGAGGGGAGTTGAACCCCTGTCCAAGCTACAATCAATATTGAAAATTACTTACACGATAGTCAGTTTTAAGTTCTGACAAACTGGGAATGATCCTTCCACCACTCTATTCGTTGGACTGTGAATAGAGAAAATCAGCTGGCCTGAAGCCAATCTACTAATCTATCTTTGAACCGCAAACATTTACCGATTAGCAGGTTTGTTGTTTAGGTGCGAAACTGCAATTAAGCAGCCTTTAGTTCGCTATAAAAATAATCATTGTCAGTTCAATTGTTTTGCTGCGTAAGGTGCTCCGCCTACCCGTGATTTCAATACCATTCATAACCTGTCGAAACCAAAACTACCCCATATGGCGCGCCATACACGACTCGAACGCGTATCTAGTGGTCCGTAGCCACTCGTTCTTTCCCTTAGACTAATGGCGCATATAGTGCGAAGTAACGGGCTTGAACCGCTGGCCCTCACGGTGTAAACGTGATGCTCTCCCAACTGAGCTAACCTCGCACGCGCCGCAACTTTCTTAGTTTTACATGTGGAGTTGCGGAACGCACATGGCCGGTTTTGCGTTGATCAGACGCTTCTGCGGGGCGGTCGCCCGCTCTGGTCGGGATGGATGGACTTGAACCATCGGTCTTCGCCTTATCAGAGCGCTGCACTAACCAACTGTGCTACATCCCGAAAGTGGAGCCACCGAGAATCGAACTCGGACTCACTGCGTGCAAAGCAGTAGTGCTAACTATTATCACTATGGCCCCATCCCCTTACTACACTTATATTATACTACAATTTTTAAAAAAGTCAAATAAAAATGCGGTTGATTTTTAATCAGCCGCATAGATAATCATAAAGTATGCTCCGGGAGAAACCTCACTATAATTTACAACTAGATTAGTGTCTCTATCACCATTTGCATTCATGACATAGCCTTGCTGCAAGTCTGTAGCAATCATAAATACGCAAATATTATCATCTGGAGTAAAGCCATAGGGGGTATGCCACACAACTCGTCCATATGTTTGGTCTAGAGTAACAATAATCATGTCAACAATATGAAATTCATCTGTACCAAGAACCATTTCACTGAAGCCTTCAAGGTCATAATAAGTAGAAATAAGTTCAAGATATTCAGCAAAGTCATCCATACTTTGAATTAGTTGAAAATCAAGTGTCGGTTCCGCATACCATAAACCATCAAGTGTTGGAGATAGACTCTCTCCAAATGCGGCAAAAGGCATTAAAAGGCAACATAATGTCAAAATAATTGTAGTAATTCGTTTCATATTATCCTCCAAAAAAGAAATAGGAGATATTAGGTTAGTAAACTATTGCGACCTTCGCCGTACTCAAGTCATTCTTCAATCATATTCAGCCACTACAGAACCAAAGGCTGAGCCATAGGTAGCGACCCCATAGCTTCTTCGATCCGCTTTCGCCTAGTGTAGGAAGGATTGACTACCTTCAAGTTTCAGCCAAACCATTCAGCAATATTCAATAATTCTTATTCAATATTACTTGTACGTCGCTTTGGCCTACTCCCACCATAAACCTCTCTTATATGCCGTTTCCGGCTTTCATCAACGCCGATAGCTACTTATGGTATTTCCAGAGTTTGCACTGGCTACCACCCCAATGCCTTATCTGGATTCGGCTCGTCTATTCAACAAGCTTTCTATTATGTAGCCGAGAGGAAAAGTGCTTTTGATTGCGAACACCCAAGCGCCTATCCTTAGTATTTGGAGTTTCTCCTTTATCACCTAACATTACTGTTTCGGCGGCTGTTTAACCAAAAGTATCCTTCGGGCAGTGACAGCTACTATACGGATAGCCCAAGCTGTGTGGTTAGCACATCTTCACTTGGTTCAAAATTTACTAACCTAATATCTCCTTTCCTTGTTTACATATATATTATAGCAGAATTTTGGGAAAAAGTCAAATATTTAGGTCTGGATTTTCACCAAACATAATTACATTAGTGCAAGCACTGCGAACAAGTAATTTCGCTTTGACGCAGTAATCTTATTGCTCCCGTAAGCGTCTACATATTCCGCCACTAAATATTTGATTAGTCGGGCATCTTGGACTCGAACCAAGGACCAGCAACTTATAAGGATGCCACTCTAGACCTACTGAGTTAATGCCCGATAAAGAGTGATTTCTCACTCAATGGGAATTTTCATAAATTCACAAACTTCGCGCATTCCTAATCCATTTTCTTCAATAGGACGCATACAATAGTCCCATAGTTTTGGATGAGTTTTCTTTAACTGTTGAAAACGATTAGGTTCTTTTTCAAGATGGGCGCCAAATCCACAGAAAATACAACCAGTACGTTCAATACCAGTAGTAACTAGTTCGCCTTTTTCATTCTCTACAATATCACCATATAAAGGACAATATGGAATATTGTTATCTTTTAGATAATGATATATGTCCTAATCAGTCCAAAATGATAAAGGCTTACTTTGTGAATCTTTGCCCTTAAAACTATTACAACCTTCTTTATACCAATTTAGCCGCCGATTAACTGATTCATCAGCCAACGTAGCGATAAAAGGCACTAGCCCAGTTTCTTTATTGAACTTATGAGCAGGTTGTTTCTTCATTACTTCGCAGCAATAGCCGCTAGTTTTAAAGGGAGCATCTGTTACCATAGGCCACCATCTACCATTACCATATCCAAATGCTTTTGTTGGGATTTCTCCTGTTAAGTACTTGGCGCGAGTAGAGTTTGGATCACGACGTGCGGTCGCAATACAGTTAGCAGTCATCTTACTAATCATTGGATAACCAAAGCGCTCAATGACTTGTTTGTAAGTTCTTGATGGTCTTACAATAGTAACATTTTCTTGTGACTTTACAAATTCTTTGACTTCCGGATATTCAAGTCCAGTATCAACGAACATTGCTCTTACATCTGGATACAATTCTCTTACTAAGTGTAGAAGAACTGTGCTATCCTTTCCGCCTGAAAAAGATACATATACTTCTCCATTGAAGTAATCGTAATATTCTTTGATTCGTTCTTGACTTTTTACAATTTTTGCCTCTAATGGCAGAGACTACATCTGCCTTAGATCCGTCGCTGTATAAACTCCCATTGTATCACTCCTGTTATAAAATGCACTTTACTTCGCTTCATTTATACTCTTTTCCGCTATGCCACATATCACTACTGAGCCGCCTACTTGTTAATCCAAGCATTCTTAATTGCTTTCGCGGCGGCTTTCGTGCCGATGGTAGTTTAAGTGCTAAATCCGTGTTAAGAGTTCCAATATTTTTTCTTGCTTTGGTAGCCAGGGCATAATTAGGAGTATGCCTCACCACTTAAATAGTCTTTAAAGCTAAAGGCTTACATCATAATCTCACATCGGCATTACATATTTATACTGCTGAAGCCACATTTGATCTCAAAGCACGAGCGGGAGATAGAGGAGTTGAACCTCTCTAGCGCGGTTAACAGCCGCGTGCTAATCCGATTAGCGAATCTCCCAATACGATATTTGCCTTTACTTACGCATAAGTGTTTGCTAACTACCAATATCTTGGCGGGAGTGGTTTTCATCCTCCGTAAGTTCCGCAAAACTTACCCTCTTTTCATATATATTATATCATAAATTTGATTTAAGTCAAATATCTAAGTGGTGTATAATATTCAGTTTCTAATTCTTTAATAAACCTATCTATATTAAATGCGATTTTTTTCTGCCAACATTTCGATCTACCATAAATTTTTGGTAAAGAAGTAGCTTTAAAGTAAATTTTTAATGTATTATATGAAAATTTACTATATGTTCTATAATAGTTAAAATAGAAGTTACGAATTAATTCCCAAACTTCATCTGCTAATTCTGGCCTTTCTTGAACAATACTTAAAAAGAAAAAATATTCTTGAGCCATTATATGGCATAATTCTTTAATAATATATTGTACAGAAACATTAGCTTTTTCAGCTATATTAATTGCGTGAGTACCATTAATGATAATACCAGCAGGTAATTTTTTATAAAAGAATTCGTTGTTATTACTTTTAGTAAGAGAATTTTTATCTATATGCTCATAAAAAGTTGGCATATAAATATGTTTTGTCATAGGATGAAAATGCCATTCTTCTTCTAAGAAATCAATAATTATTTTACATGCGCGGCTAAAACCATAATCTTCATTTGCATATGAGCCTTCTTTACTAAAATGAATATTGTACATTTCGATAAAAGAACGTTTATATACAGAGCCGATTGTTTTATCGTCTGTTCTATCCATTAAAATGTTTTTATCATCATAAATATATGAAAAAGTATATAATTTAATATAAGTGTTTTCCTATATTGCTGTTAATATTGTATTTATACCATCGTTATAGAAATAGTCGCCGCTATCTAGAAAACAGATATATGTACCATTACTATGTTCTATACCATATTGGCGGGCTATACCAGGTCCGCTATTTTCTGGTAATGTATAAAAATGAATGTACGGATATTCATTTAAAATATCGCTGTAATCCATATTAGAACAATCATCAACTACAATAACATTTACTAAATTATTTAGCTCAAATGAATTCAATGTGCGTCGTAAAGCATTTTTATTTTTATAGGTTGGAATAATAATATCGAGTGTAATATTATCTGGCTAATTATATTTGACATCATCCCAAGAAAGATTCTTATAGTGATTAAAATGAGGAAAAAGATCCATTTTATAAATGCCAGCAAAATGGGTAATTTTTTCATGCTTTGGCTCGTTTGCCTAAATACATACATTATAATCATTAGGCAAAATCAAACTATGTCCTCTAAAAGATTCATTGAAGCAATCTTGTTCTTTATATCTATACCAATAAGTATTTAAAGCCTCAATTAATACATCATCCATATGGTCTTCACGTATTTTTTTAAGATTTAGCATTGCTACGCCCATATTAAAATATGAACCTTCGGCTTTTGTCAACTAAGCTTCTTCAACAGCAGCAATATAATAGTCAGTTAAATCTAATTCCCATAAATCAGATATGTTTTCATTAACAATCGTATCCATATCAATTGATAATATCTAATCTAGTTCCGGGAAAATTTTAGTATAAGCGGCTCGTAAAAGAACCATATATGTACAAACGTTTTTATAATTAGGCCCATTTTTAGGAAAATAAGTCTAATTACTGACATTAATACATTCAATTTCTGGCGGCAATTCATATGGAAAAATATCATCTTCAATAAGAAAATATATTTTTTCAACATTAGAATGTTCTAATAATGACTTAGCCGCTGTCATCATATCCTAATATATATTACGAGTTCCGCTATAAACTGCTGCTCTCATTCTATCACCTAAATAATAAAAATAAGTACCTCATTCCGGGGATGCTCCGGACCCTCGTGCTTGAAGGGCACGCGACTTAACTGACCGTCCCATGAGGCATATTAGCGGTTTGATAACTCAGCCGCAACTGAGTAGGCTACACTGTGTGACGGGAGCGGTTGATGATGCCGCTTCCTTTTCAGTTTAGGGAGCTACCCTAAGAGCTGACCGGGACTACCAATCCATTTCCCTGCCTTCCCGTTTTTCACCTATTTGTGGGTGCAGTTACTACTTCTGCTTCTCCCGCCCATTTCGTCGCAACTACTCAGGGCCGGTAAGGACGTGGCTCGTTTCCTTCCATCCCGTGTGCTTACTTTGCTCTTCTTTTCTAACGCGCCGAGCAATCTGGCACATGCAAAGCCATACAGTTTGCGCATTGGCTGTTCTTCAAATTCCATTTAACCCATTCTTCTCATATGCTGAAATTAATCATATTAGCTACTTATGATCCGACTCAAATCCTTCTTCAGCATATAACAGCATTTGGGCACCTTGTAGACCATTATTGAGCGTCTTACTTTCTCTTTTTGTTACGCAGTTTTCCTCAGCGTATGTGTTCCATCCCATTTTTTGGATTTCTCCCCTCAATTTGGTGAGGATGCCGAAGAGCTTAGTTTCACACATAAAGTCCTGTCATTGCTCTAATACTCTGCCTGACTACCAGAGTTGCAGCAGTTTGGCCCTGCTTGCCGACACCTACGATACTTTTCCATAGATGGAACTTACACCTTTTTATAGTAGCGTGACTACTGCCCACTCTCTTATCTGTTATGGGCTCAGTATGCGCTCTCCGGTGGCCGCCTTTGAGCGAGGCTAGACTCTAAGTGCATCAGGGTTTTTGACACCACGACCCTCCAACGCCGGGAGTCGAACCCGGACAGTGCCTTCTACCTTTTCGCCCTAGCACCAATTACGATTCGGCGCTTATCCACGACCCACCTATTCTAAGCCGGTCGGTTGAGGCTTTGATAGCGGGAATGGGACTCGGACCCATAACCTTCACCTTATGAGGGTGTTGATCTACCTTTGATCTATCCCGCATCATAGAAGGTTTTTCTCCACAGAGAGGATATACCTACAACCCCAACGCGTTGTGAGCCATTTTATTGGTTCTCGTCCAGACTTTCACTGGAACACCGGCACCTTTTGTTGCGATAACACTCCTGTGCGACACGTGAGTTTTCCAGTTTTACACTGGCGAGGACATCACGCTATTACGTTTTCCTCCCTGTTATCCAAAGGTGGTTCCCGCAGTTGCTCAGCTGCCTTCGGTAATGTGAGACTTCTTTGTTTAGCTTTCGGGCAAGGAGTGAGGATCACATTAAGCAATCTCTCCTATAGCGGTGAGCCTAATTTTTATACCGGCGGTCACTGCTCTCGGTTTTGTACCATTTAACTATTTATTAATCGCTCTGAAATGTGTACAAAGGAGCGATGACGACTTCGGCGGGAATTGAACCCGCGATCTTCTGCGTGACAGGCAGACGCGATAACCACTACGCTACGAAGTCATATTGGGATTTTAAAGGCGATCCCAGCGCCTGAACCACTACTCCACGTATTTATTAATCGGCCGCAGAACCCGATACTCATCAAGGCTTTTCCCTTACCTTGTATATATATTATACTATATTTTTGAGAAAAGTCAATTGTTAATCTTCGTAAACTTCCGGCTCAATTTCCATCTGTTCGCAGAAAGCAGATTCCACATCATACCAAGTCTCGTGGAAATCGTAATCATAGCGGTAATCGTCGTCATACTGTTCCTCACAGGTACGGTCACTTACAAAATCATCAAGATAGTCAGGCATAATGTCTATCTCCTCCCTTTCTACAATTATATTATATCATAATTTTGAAAATTGTCAAGAAAGAAATACCTGTAATTTTTACTAGTATAATTTATATTGGGGTATAAATATAGGTTCAAAATTACAGGTAAGTGCCTTCGTCATTCGCGTAATGACGCTGGCGGCCGCCATTTTGAGTCACGCCGCGGTGGGCGTTACATCTATATCGAAGATGAACCGAGCGGTTCTGTCATGCCGTGTTCTCCATGGTGCCATTTCGTACTAGGCTGGCTCACATCACCTGACGCTTTGGTAATCCGGAGTCCCTTTTCAGCACAAACGTCATCACTGGCACTGATATCGACAGTTACATAAACGCTAGTCTTTTCGCCGCGGGCAGGCCAGGACTAGAAACCTTGGAGCGGTAAATGAGATTCGGACTCACGGCATCCACCTTGGCAAGGTGGCGCTCTACCAACTGAGCTACTACCGCACATAGGTTGATTGCGGCTCAACCTATAAGGCCGCCAACCTACATTATAGAAGATTAAAAAGATTTAGGGATTCAAAGAGAGTCGGAATATCGGCAATTGAATTAGTTGTATAGTGGTAAGACTTATACTTCTTAATAAAATCGTCAAGTAGCTCTGCATAATGCTTCTGGGCTGCAACCATTGCCTTGCGGGCTTCATCAAGTTCAGCGGCAGCGGCCTTGCGCTCTGCGGCTTCCTTCTCCTTCTTTGCCTTGGCTTCTGCCTCAGCACGCTCCTTACGAATCTTTTCGCGATTCTCGGCCTCTTTGGCTTCGAACTCTGCCTTTTCACAGGCTTCTACAGTATCGAATAGCTTATTTAGCTTTTCAGAATAAATCTTCATACAAGTTCCTCTCCTTATATTATGTGGTTCCTATCCCACATTTTATATAGTAGATGAGGGATTTCTCCCTCATTTACTATATATATTATACACTATTTTTTAAAAAAGTCAAATATTAAGGTACTTCTTTCCATCCAGCTGGATAATCAGCGGGTGACCAAACATTGCCATTAATAAGACTTTCGTATACCTTTCCATTAAAGCGTACTTTATCGCCCATAGAATAAGCATTGGTGCTATCAGGTTGTTCCCAGTCAGGAATAACATCGGGGTCTGGTATTAGAACTTTTGCAAACAAACTTGGAGCAGCAGGAGGCGTCCAAGCTGATTGTGAAGTGTGAGTTTGTAATACCTTATAAAGTATTCCATCATAACGCACTCTCATATCTGGAACATAATTTATACTGTTTTCAGACCATTGAGGATAAAGTTCTTTTGCTTCAAGAGCATCTTCATCACTTAAAGATATAGCGGCTTTTTCAATATATGGGCGTAATTTCATTGCTAATTCATATAATGTCATATCAATCAACTCCCAATAGTATCTTTGTGGCCGCGAGTTCATCATTAAGTTCATCAATGGCGCGAGCATTTTCGGCTGTAATGGTGGAAATATATTCATCTTTTGTATAACTTACATAATTATATGTATAAATTGTCTCTACATTTTCATCTATTTCTTCTTCAACAGATTGGATATTAGAAGCAACGTATACATAATTTGGTGTAATTTCTACAGAAGGAGGCAATGTTTTACTTTTGACTAAACCATAATTTGTCATAAATATCAACCTCCTATTTGTGCATGCCAAGAAGCAATGTTATTAGTATAAATACTATTTTTTGTTGGGATAAACATTAATTTTGCTCCATAAGAACGACCGTATTGAGTGCCATTAATATCGCCAGCATAGCAGAATAGACCATCTTTTTCTTTAAAAGCATTATGTCCGCCATTTAATATAATATGTGTACCATCTAAATTATTAATAGTCCATAAACAATCGCCAATAGGTAATATATTATTTGCTGTAGAGGAACATTCGATTGGCATATATACCCAATCATATTTAGGATTTCCATAGCCAAATGCTGAAATATATGATTCAGATACTGGTAATTGGAATCCTATACTTTCATAATTATCACTTAATGTGGTATTATAATTATAATCAGTACAAATGTAAGGTACTCCACCTTGATAATTCTTATTGCCATATAATAGCGTGCCACCTACCATATGCCACATATTGCCCCAAGGATTCTCCATACCACGATAACTAATTGCTCGTTTTCCAACTTCTGAATAAGTAGTATATGTACCATTAATTTCATTAATAGTTGATGTTGCGGCACCGGAGTTATTGCCTAAAGAGGCCGTAGAGCCAGTAATACTACTGCAATTTTTATTCACAACTGCATCAATATAACATATACCTAATTCAAGTGAAACTTGGCCATTAGGAGACCCATATTCAGCCATAAATAACATTTGATTTGCACTGTCAGCTCTCATATTTGTAATATGCCAGCCTTCACCGCGATTCTGTGCTAGTTGTTCAGCGTTACTTATATTAAACATATTATTTATACCACTAGCTGGTTTGCTACCTGCAATTGAACTTAATTTATCTACTTCAAAAGCGATGCCACCCTGATCGTTATTTAAATATTGACCTTCAGAAACATCATAAACTGATCCGTCATATGCAGGAAGTAATACATAATCAACTTCTTCACCATCTTCATTAATGAATAAAGGATGGAGTTTAAAACCACTTAATTGAGTATCACTCAAAATTAGTGACTCTTTTTTTATAACTTTTCCACCAGTAGGATTATTTTGACTGTTAATAAGTGTTCTCTAATAATAAAATTTAGGCTGATACACCATAACTTGGCCGTTACTACCGTCATCGGCATAATTAGAGTCACCATACCATGCAGTTATTGCACCATTATCATTTACGTTACAACGTCTGCGGCCGCCATACATTGGATATTGATTATAATCAGCGCCTGGAGATAGTGTTCTGCCATCTTGTGTACGAGAATAAACTTTATTTTCATAGTCTAATTCCATGCCTACAACGCCTTCAACATTATATATGCCTGATTTAATTAAAGCTTCAATAATATCAGCTTCAGTAGCATCGCCTGCAATTATATTTCCATCAGGTCCAATAATAACGATATTGCCAGCATTTTCTGGTCCTAAATTAGTAGAACCGCCACCTCCGCTACTATTATTAATTGCAGTTAATAATTCTTGCCGTACACTTTCTACATATTGCGTAATAGCTTTTTGAGTCATTGTGCCACTAGTGCTATTGCCAGAATCAGTATACATTGTAATTAAGTTACGTAATGTATTAATACTATTGTCTGGATAAGTAGTTACTAGATTTTTAGAAATTGAGCCATTAGTCATTGATGTAGTAACACTTAATACTAATTTATCAATTTCATTATGAATGGTTGTAATATCAATATTTTGTGTTATATTTTCTAATGCCTCATTAACGGCTGCGAGTGCTGCATTAGCATTATCTAATGCTTCTTCTGCAGCTGCATTATTAGCATTTGTCTAATTTGTAATTGTATTAATATTTGTTACTGCAGTATTTGCATCAGCAACTGCTTGCTATGCGAGAGCTGCATAAGTTGAAATCTAACCTTGAGGTGAAAAACCGCCGCCTAAAATTACATCAATTATGTCCATTTATTTTCACCCCACTATTGTCAATGTTCCGTCGGCATCATTAGCTGTAAATACTAAATCATTAGTCGGATACGGAGTATAGAAGCGTACTTCATATGTTGTAGTATTGCCATCTTGATTCACGCTATATGATTCTAAGAAAGCTAGAGCATGTCCTCCTTCTTCTACTAGATGTAAGTAAGGAAGTATATTTCTTTCTAGCATTGCTTCAATTTCATTATAACTTAAATGTAAAGAATCATCTAATGATGGGTCAAATAAAATTAGTATGTTACCTGATGTATTAAAACCGCTTTGAAGAATACCATCTTCCATATGATTTAACTTTGCACTGGTGATTTTATCACCAGCGGCCCAAGTCTATTTTTCATAACTCATTTTAATCACCCCTTATTCTTTTAATACCGTTTCATCAGCTATAGGGCCTTGACCCTCATCAGAAGAGCCACTTCCGCCATAAATACGTATCCAATTTTTATTACTATCTGCCATATATACTTCTAGACCAGTAGTACCCTTAAGGACAAGAGCAATAGTGCCTAAATTAATTTCAGTTTCCGGAATAGTATTTAAATCTGCGACTGTATCGCAATAATGTTCATATGTGATTACATTATCTAATGAACCACGGCGTGTCATTTTGTGAGCCATTATTAATCATCTCCATTTTAATATTTTTAAAATTAAAATAAATATTTACCATTCTACATTATCTCCGCTTATTTCCCAAGTTGCTGGTATTTCTTCAAGTAAAGCATTTAAATCAGCGAACTATGGCTGAGTATTATTAAAATTAATAGAATAATTATCAGCCAATGTTTGCCAAGCACTTCTAACTAAAAAATCTCCTGCAGTAACTTTATTATTACTATTTAAGGCATCAGCAACTTCATTAAGTTTAGCTGCAGTAATAATTGTTTCTGAATTAATTCCGCCGAATGGTAATTTTAATAAGCAATACCAAATTCTCTATCCATAACTCGCACCACTGCCCACAACAAAATATGTCTGAAACATAAATTTTACTATTGTAGCGTTTGTTAATATCAGATTTGATGTATAATTGGTATTTAATGCAGTAGTAATAACTTTATTTTCTGATTGAGTTCCATCGGTTTTATATAATAACTATTGCCCAGAATTAGTTGTAGAACCAGTGCTACCAGCTATTCCAATTGACCACGTAAGCGGTACAGAATTTAATCTATAATTTTCTGGCACGGTAATTGCTCCATAACTATTAAATACAGCATATCCTGTGCCATTTTTGGTAACTGTATGATTAAATTGAAAAGTGCCCATTTTATTTCACCCTTATCCAAATTCTATTATTGACTTTTATATTATCAGTACCCCATTCTTTATAATTAGGAATCTCACTAACAATACCAATAATGCAATCAGGATAGTCGCGAATTTCATCCCTCGTCATAATATCTACTGTACCATTAGGCGCGGAGCATACGGCCATTCCCGCATGATATTCACTGCGGTCACGATATGGATATACTAATACTCGCCCCGCAACTGCAACTGGCGTTTTAGCTTGTTCAGTCTCACCCATAATATGGCCCCACGTGTCTGACACTACTTGTGCGCCTGGCTATAATCGCTATGTAGCTACAATTATTTCACCGTTATCCGTATCAATTACTACTCGGCCAGGTTCAATATAGCTTGCGGCCGCACGATATTCAGCATAGTCATTCCAGACTGCATTATGAACTGTAGTAGAATATAAGGCTCCGGCTGTTGTAACGTAAGCTGAAGTTAGCTATAAGCTTTCATCATTTACGGTAGCTGCCCCAGTTAAATTAACTTGTGTTGTCTATGAAGTTAATGAAACACCAGCAGTACTATCATCTGTTGTTAAGTATAATGAATTAGTATCATATGTTACTGTTACACCATTAGAAGTAACAGAACCATTATTTACTAAAGTATTATATTGCGCTGTTGTTAAAGTTACAATTTTATTTAAATTAGCCATTCTATTACCTCCTTAGCGTAATGTTCCATTATTATTTTTAATATCATTAGCAATTGATAATATACCTTGTGTTAAATCCCAGCCATCATAATTTAATGATTTTTTAGGCGCACGATATACGTCAATAATAAACTCTCTACGACAGTCAGTTAGTGCATTATAAAAAGTATTAGTAAAATAGGTAGTACTTCCACGAATTGTAACGCTAGGCGCTTTTATAGTTAAAACCGTCGCGGTAACAGTTGGTGCCTATATTACCTAATGAAGCCCATATGTAGTAGCAGTATACAATGATGTTGCTGTCGCACTTGAATAATATAAATCACGAAAACAACCTTTTGCAAATAAAACCTATTGTCTTGCTGGTGTTTCAACTGGGTCGATTAATGCATTAAAAGTATCGACAGGTATATATACAATTTCATAATTGTAAGCACTCCAACTATATTCCTGTCTCCCTTTGGCAATTGTAGTTATATTATATTCTGGGATAGTTAAGGTTCTTTCGCTAATAAAATAATCATATTCATCTAAATCTATACTAATAGTAGGAGTTAAATCAGCAACGGCCACTAAAGTTGTAGCAGTTGTAGAGTAAGAAGGAAGCGTTATTCCATCGTCTTCCACTAACATACTATCATGCGTATAAGTCTAAATCAATTCAGCATCTGGCCGCATTGCTATATGTTTTAATGTCGGTGGTGTAGTGAGGCCAACTTTTGCATTTCCTAAATATAAAGCCATAATTTCACTCCTTATAATCTAATAATTTCAATGCTTGAACCAGCATTTTCAGCAATATAACTAACTACCGCCTAAGTTGTGGGAATATGAGAAGCATCTATAGTTGTTGAAATTGTATTATCTAATAATGATGTGTCTAAAACTTGTGTCCAAGTTTCCCAAGTAGTATTTGTCCCACCGTTACTGTTCTATCGGAACCATAGAGTGTTATTATAATTAGTAAGCTGCCATTTGCTATCATCATCACCTATCTATAGGCCAACATAATAATAATTACTATCACTATTAATTTGCAATATAGTATCATTTAAAGCAAAAATATATGTTCCAGCTGTATTTTGTAAAGTAGATTTGGTTCTAGCAAGAGGCACGTAGTTATTTGCATATATCGCTCGCCAACGAGTAGCAGACTCACCTAAATCATAAGTATTACTTTTTCCGGGAGATGCACTGGTTGCTGATACTGCTAAAGTAGAATCATTTGCACCTATAGTACCAAAATTAAATGCAATAACACTTTCTGCAGGCCCTGTAATATAATTCCAAGTAGTTCTACTAAACGTTAAATGTGAATGTGCTGCAGCATTACTGATTGTAAGATGTGGCGTAGTTAAAATAGTACTATTTGGATTATATGTTAAAGTTGCAGTTTTATTTACATAATCTGTCTATAATGTGGTATCTGAACCAGAAGCTAATAATATTGGATAATCAATATTAGCGGTAGACGCAGCATTTTGTTTTACTTTATTAATGTCAGTATTTCCTTCTAATGCTGTATTAGCGCTTGTGCCATAAGCAACACTTACAGTATCAGATGAAATAGTTAGGCCAGTTCCTATAACAACTGCCCCTTTAGCAGATATAGTTGCCGCGGGTAAATCAGCGGCTGTAATAGCAGCAAAAGCACCAGTATCTTTTAAAAACTAATTAGCTGTTGGACTAACAAAAGTTGGACCTTTGCCTAATTTTCCGCTTGCGTCACTATCACCTATAATTAAGTAGTCACCATTAGTTGGCGTAATGACTTCAGTAATGCAGCCTGTATTAGTAATATTGCCATGAACATGGTTACCTGCAGCTGCATTGGAAGCATCAGTACCAACTATAAGGTTAGAAGTACCAAAAGTTTTCCAGGTGCCTTTTTTAGTTAGACACTATGTTTCTGAACCATTGGTCGTATCAACACCAGAAATACTAATGGTGCGTGTACCGGTAGTAGTGATAGCTTCAGTAGTATCTAAGGAAATGCCGGCTCCAGCAGATAATGTGATTGAAGTAACACCAGATGAAGTAACATAACCCGGACTGTTAGTTAACTAATTTAAGTCAGTTGGAATATCTGATGTTAAGGCAATAGTACCGGTTTTAGCTTGTAAAGTAGCTGTATACCAAGCTGTACTATTCTCTACACTATTAATATTCGTTCCTTTGGTTCCTGGACTATATAATGCTATTTGTCCCCATGAGCTACCATTGGTGGCTTTTGCTATTGCATTACCTAGTACTAATTCATTTTTCTTATTAGCAACCGAACTATCAAATTCATCAGAAAAATGTGCTATACTATGTCCGCTAATAGTTCCAGCCGCTGAATAATATGCTAAATAAGCCGCTGTACCAGTCTTTAATGTAATTGTATCACTTACTGTTAATGTTTTAGAAGTAGTGCCTCCTGTAATTGTAAAGCCTGTTGCCTCAGCAATTAACGTTAGTCCATTAATTGTACTAGCATAGAGCGTATCCGTAACTCTGGCACTGCCCTATATTAATGTATCTTTAAGTTGAGCCATTGTAATTCCTCCTTAACGCTCTATTATTTGTTTAGTATTTAATGCTCCACCGTGATGGAATGAAGTTTGTTGATAATTTTCAGATATTGTAGTGGTATTTATTTGAGTATTTTTTTGAATTTGTAAATTACTAATAGGGCCGATAAAACTGTTTAATCCATAATATACTGGCGTATTAGTGCCATAAAATTCTGAACAATTTAAAATGCTTTTATTTTCATCGGATACTAGAACTTTATGCTACCAGCCATTATTACCGTTTCCAATAAAATGCATTTCTGTATCCGTTCCATCGGTATAATTAATTCTAAAACCAGTATTATTTGTACTAGTACTGGAATCACCATCTGCCCATATATCAAAATAATATTGAGTATTAGGTAAAAATTCATTTTTTAAAATAGCTGATTCTGAATTACTAATATTGTGATAATAATCTGCAGGATAAATTCTAATACTTAATATTCCATTACGTAATATTGGTTCATTTGAGTAATTTGTTTTACAATACTATGAAACATTTTTATTATTGAATATATTTATTTGATTTTCTATATATTCACCAGTATGAGTATTACCATTTTTATCTATTCCCATACTTATATTATACAACTATTTTATATCATCGTCAAGTAATGGAGTGGCGTAAATACGCAAGTCACTTATATAAATATTTTCACTTATATATATGCCTCTTTTACCTATAACTAAATTAGTCAAATAAAGATCTGTAGTATAACTGACAACAGTTGTAGAAACTAATGTTCCATCAAAATAACGTTTTAAAGTGGCGCCATCATATGTTAGAGTTAACATATGCCAATTCCCATCAAGACAATTTGTATTTTCACAATTTACTTGATAAGATGTATTATTTACATTTATTCCTGAACGATACTTTCCGCTATTATGAACAAATAAAGTTAAATTATTCCCATCATTCGTACTTAATGTAAGTGGACAATGGTGTCCTCCTGTTGGTGAAGTGTTGGTGCTTTTAAACCAAATATTTGTAGTAATATTTCTTATATTAAATGCTAAATTATCAGCTGATAAATATGCAGTTGCAGCATCTGTTATATAATTAGAAGTAGTATATCGTGGTGTATCCGAAGAATACAACTAAAGCGATGACGAAATTCCATTATGATTATAGCCGCTACTATCTTCAATTATTGTAGGATCAATATTTAAATCGGCTGGATTTAGTGTATATCCAGTGTCTTTATTGCCTATTTCTAATTTTATATTTTTTATCTGAACTGGTATGTGCTAAGCAACTCTATAAAATTCAACACACAAATTAGAACCTGATGTTAATGCTTCAGTTTTTCCAATATTTAATTCATCAGGGACAGAAAAACTAACCGAATAGTGATGCCAACCTGAGCCAATAGTTGAGATTGTTTTATATGTATATCTGTCATAATTTGAACTAAATGCTGCCGTTTTACGAGATGCGATAGTGTAACCACAGTATACTCGCATTGGAGCAGAAGTATAAGTAGTATCACTTGATTCTATTTCTTGCATATCATATGATACTGTATAGGTTTTATTATTATAAAAATCATAATCTAAATCAGTAATATATTTAGCATATGCGGCTAAAGTAGTTGGTGTTACCTGTAATATACCATTAGATGGTACAGTTGAACGTGTGCATGAGAAATCTGCAGCAGTAAAATTATTACTATTTTTTAATAAATTATTCATTCCACCATTATCTAATTTATAATGAAGTATTAATCCCTATGCAATCTCTTTAACTTCTGCAGCGGAGAGACAGTGATCATAATAACGCACATCATTTATTTCTGCATTAGCATAAGTACTGTTATGAAAATTGCCTGCAGTGGCAATACTACGAGAGCCAATTAAAAAATAATTGGTGGATTGTACTGTAGTAGTAATTTCTTTTTCTTTTAAAAATTGGCCATTAACATATAATTTTAATTTAGTACCATCATAAGTGGCGGCAACATGCATCCAATCTTGCATATTATAATTATACTCACTAGCATTTGCACTTAATTGCTGTGAGTCACCTAAATAAACGCCAATACTAGTATACTGATGTCGTGCTATCATAAAATCAGCTGTTGCTGTTGGATTACCAAATCCACAGATATAACCAGTAGTTCTAGTTGTATCTAAAAAATTAACCCACGCACAAATAGAAATCTAGCTATTTACGGGAATAGTAATTGGTCCTGCTGACAAGCCATCACCTGCAGTTTGAGCATAATGAGAATATCCACCAATTTTCCCAGATTCTACAATATTTAATCCAGTATTTATCCATGTTAGCGGCTAAAGCCCTAAATTTTTTAGCATATTATTGTTATCACAGAGGGGCAGCCATATTTTCAAACTCATTTGCGCTCCCTCCTTTTCTTCATTTTTTCATTGTATTTTTGCCACTTTTCTATTTCTTTTTCTTTCTTATGTTTTATTTGTTTTTTTAACTCGTTAATACTAGTTAATCTAAAATAAACTATACCACTTTGCTATATAAAATTTTGCAGTGTATAGTCCAAATAAACATCACTCATTACGCCGTCTTCATCAAGGAGAATAGCGAACGAGAGATTAAAATCATTAAGCTGGTGATATAATATGTTATCGTTACTTATAAGTTCAAATGTTGAAGGATTTATGCGTTTTAATCCGTCAATTAACGTACCATCTGCTAATTGTAAAGAAAACATTAAATCACCTCTTAATCAAATATAAAATTAATGCAATCGTTAGTTGCGTCATATTCCGTGTGAGCCTTCTCAACGCCGCTAACGTTCCAAGAATGGCGAACGGCTGATAATTCGCCTGCGGTTGTAGTAGTATAGATACCGGTATCTGCTACTGCCGTCATAGCTGCAGCAGCAACGGTTGGTGTGGTGGTAACGCCGGTAATATAAGCTTTTGTATTAGTAGCGAGAGAAGTATCTTGTAAGGTATCAGTATTTATAAAAGTGGCATCCGCAGGTACATCGGCAGCAACAGTATGTCCATTTACAAGTTTAGCATTAATATCATATGTCTATCCATTTGGTAGCTTGATTTGACTAATACGTCCTTCTGCCATACTATCACCTCATTAAGTTACAGTGGATGCCGCAGCCTGAAATGCAGGCTAAGTTTTTACGCCTGTTGCAATTGTTGTGCTAGTAAAAGATGGTAGCGTAACTGCGGTAGGAGTATTAGCAGTAAAACTTCCGTTGGTCCATCCTAATTCTAATAACTCTGTTGCAGTAGTTACTGTTGCTGTTAACTGAGGAAAAGTACATTCCGCGGCAGAACCAGCAGTTACTGACCCTCCGCCAGTTGCACTGCTTGCAGTATATTTGGTAGTAGTATTTAATGCTACGTCAGTCTTAATTGTAATAGCTTGTGCGGCAGCAGTGGCGGTATCTTTAAAAGCTAATGCTTTCAATGAACCAGTTGAACCAAATTCTTCCCATTTAGTGCCATTCCATATATATTCTTTTGGGGCTGCCGCTGTTCCTTCTCCTGTAGTCCCATAAACCACGACATCACCAGAATGTAGATCAGAAGCTACCATAGCAGTCCCATTAATAGTAGGTAGTTCCGAGCCGCCATCAGTTATTGCTGTAGATGAAGTACCAATATAATGCATTGCACCTGTTACAGAACTTTGTAAATTGGCAATAGAAGTTCTAGCCTCCGCATCCTTTAAATTATATACTGTGGCATCACCAGGCAATTTAATTTTACTAATATCTGCCATAAGTATCCCTCCATTATAGTCTATTAAAGATTAATGTTTCATTATTAATCTCATTTTCATAATTAAGTTTATTATTCCATAATTCTCGTTCAGCTTGTGTTATATGAATTGTAGTATTGTTAATATGCGCCGCAAGTAATTCAACTGTATCAGTGTCAATAAAAGGCTAGATACTACTTGTGTGACTACCATCAGCAATTTTAATGCCTGCCACGTTGTATGCTTGTGAACCAATATTAACAATTTTATAGTCTGAATAAATTAATATTGTGCCAGCAGAATAAATTGTATTATCACTATTCCAGGCTGATGTATTTTTTACAATAATTGGTTTATTCTTAATATATCCAGAAGAAGAATCTGCAGCATTCCAATCTGTTTGTAAATTTAATATAGGTAAATCTTTTACAGCGGTTACTCCATCTCCTACTCTTAACATAGGAAATGGATGTGTACTATCCGTCGTAGAAATGATAAGTTCTCCTTTACGCGGTTTAAAATTAATTGCAGATTGCCAATTAGCTTCCGTATCATTCTTCAACTATATTCTCGCATTTACAATATTATCAGCCATAATTTCACCTCTTTATAACAAGAAAAGAGGGGCAATATACTATCAGTTGACAGTATTCGCCCCTCTTTTCAGTGTCGTTTTCAACTGAATTTAAAATCATAGCATCATTTCAGCTATGTAATTAAAAGAATTAATCGTATCCCTACTATTAATTCAGTCTATTAAATGTGTAGCATCGCCGCAATCCCATATGAAATACTTAGCGGTACGACCAGTAGCAACACTAGAAGCGGTTTGTGCATTTAAAAGATCATAAACGTCTGCTGAAGTTGCCACCGTTTTTAGATTTTTAGGTTTCGCATAATACGTATATAATGTATTAGTATTACCAGTAGTAGCATCTGTAGTTCCAACAGTTACTTTAATTTCGCCATCTTGAATTGTTGCATCTGTTGTGCTATCACTACGTTCGGGATGGAATTTATACATATCAGAAACAGTGAGTAAAGCTCCTAAACTAGCATCATCAACTAGTCCGCTTACATAGCTTTTTGTGGTTAATGGACTTGTGCTCGCATCATAATTACCTATATAAGCAATGTCTAATTTAGATAAATCAATTGCAGCGTCGTCTGCAATATCATCGTTACTGATACTACCTTTAATAGCATAATCGCCTTCTGTCCCTAATTCTCTCCAATCAACACCGTCATAAACATATTCTTTATTACCATTAGTTACAACGTCACCGGACTCATAAGTATCAGCTGGTGGTGTAACAGTCGGGTCAGCCGCTATCGCTCCTTTATAATGCATTGCACCAGTAAGACCTTGCGTCGCTGTATCAACAGCATTCTTTACAAACGCAGTTGTAGCAATTTGAGTGGTATTAGTACCAGCGGCTGCGGTTGGAGCTGTTGGAGTGCCAGTAAAATCTGGAGAAGCTAACGGCGCCTTTGTAGCTAACGCATCGGTTAATCCATTAACCTAACTTTGTGCAATTAAAATATCTTGGAAAGTAGCAGAAATATATCCGTCACTTTCAATTAATGTTGCTAATGTTTTAGCGGGTGAAAAGCCTGTAATATTATGAGGATCACTGCCGGAATTAGTCACATCTAATGCTGCTAAAGCGTTAGCAATTTGGCTCGATATGCTACCAGCGCCACCAGATAGACTACTTATATCATCTGTTAATGCTTGTAACCAAGCATTAACTGTGGGGGATGATTCTACGGTAGTTCCACTTATTGTGTCAGTTCTTGTCGCACTAATTTCAGTAGCATTATAACTAGGCTTATTTTGTGCCTTAGCCCAACTATATACATCTCCAGCAATTGCCTGAATCCATGGTAAATCTTTTAAAAAATTAGTACCATCACCAACTTTAACTCCAACAGCAGGAGGAGTTAATCCAGTAGATGTTTGCTATGCAGGAATCTAATATAAAATTACCTCGCCCGCTAAAGGTTTAAAAGAATTTTTGATACTTTCCCAATGTTCATAAGTATCATATTTTAATTTTATTCTCGCATTTAAAATATTATCCATTTGTAATCACCCCTGTTGAGGAATTTCCACCTTCAAGGATTAAAGTATCCCCATTAGGTACGTATAATTTAGAAGTTGAGACTCTATTTAAAGTCATAAAACCGGCATTAACTCCTGTCTCATCATTTTCAACTGTAATACGAATAAAATCGTCCGCGGTTGAAGATTTAACGCCACCTAATAAAGCAGGAGTACCTGGTTCTAATTTCCCAATATCTGCCGCAGCAATACCAGTATCTACTAAAGCACCAGTATTATCAGTCATAATTAGATTGCCAGCGACTGAAGTTCCTGTTATTAATCCTGTTAAATCAACGGAGGTGTCGCCAATTTGTACTAATTCTTCATTAATAAGCATATATTCTTTATATTTATCAGCGCCAGTAGCAGAATTATCTTTTACCATATAAATAGTGTTTTCTTCTGCATTACTAACTTGTGGTAAATTAACAACTAATTCGCGCTTTAAATGTCCAGCATTTGCTACCGCTGCATCAACATATGCTTTTGTAACTGCATGAGTATTATCTGTAGGCGTCCCCATAATAGTTAAATTGCCATTAATAGTTTGCCCGCCATCAGTGGTTATAACATTATTTAATAATGCAGTAAAGTCATCACTAAAAGTAATTGTACCATCAGCATTATGTTTTAATTTTGTATTATCTATTTTATTTAAATAAGGTAAGTCGTTCCAACGAGTTACGCCATCACCAATTTTGAACAATAAAGAGCTTTGTTCTAATCCAAACTCACCCATTGCCAAAATGGGATTATTATTAGTCCAATTGGCGGCGATGTCATTACGAATTTTAAGCGTAACTCTTACTGAATTATTATTACTAGCCATTATGCCCCACCGCCTTCTAATGTAGTATTTGCAATTAACATTGCATTAATTGGATAATATCCATTATCCCAATAATATAATATTTTTTCATCTGTAGCGAAATATAATGATTCACTGTTTCCTTCCTCTGGAAATTCATTAAATAATGCGTAAACAATACTTTTTCCAGACATAAAAGTGCCAAATGAATTAATAAAATTAGTATAAGTGTCATCATATCCACTATTTTTAGCAAGCTCATATAACATTGGTCCTAAATTAAATTCTTCCCAAGGATAAATTATAGATAAGCCGCCAGCACGTGGATGAGGGGGCATAATTGCAGTATCATACTCTAATAATAAATCACGAGTACGCCACCGTTCATGATTCCAATTTTTCCACATTTGAAATCACTCCCCTTTTAGTTTCTTTTTATATTTCTTCTCATAATGCTGTTGCTCTTTTATTATCTCTACAGCATCATAATTAATTGTCTCCAACTCAATTTGCTTCTGCTATGCTTGCCGCAGTTCTTTTGAAACATCATTAATATAATTTTCTAAAAAACTAGCGGCTGCGACTTCATTTAAAGCAATGAGCTCTTTATACATATTTTGATATAATGTTTTTGTTTCAGTTTCCCAATCAATCCACTTCTTCATTATATCTTTAACAGCGGTGCGCTTTGTGTTTGTATCAACTTCTTGTTGTGTGTATTTATACCAAGAAGAAGAAAATATATTAGTTTCTGCCGCTGGTGGAACATTAAGTAGTTTATAGTAATGTTCCAAATAATATTGGCATAAATTTAAATATTCTTTCAGTTCTGAAAGATAGTGATATTCTTGGCATTTTTTATATCCTTTTAGCGATATAAAATTATATGCTTCCATCATTTTATAATGCATATCTACGCCAGTTTTCATGTGTGCCGCAAGCTATATAAAAATACTTTCTATTGTCATAGTAAAAGAAAGTATGCTGGATTTTTTCAAATCCAGCATATTCATTATCTAATTTTAGTTACTACAATGTTAATATGAGCGTCAGTAAGAGCCTGCTCGCCATTTAAAACTTGTAGAATCGTTGGGCTAGTATAACAATTGCAATTGCAATTATTTTCACTAACTTGTACGAAAGTTTTAAACCCGAAGTTAGAAATAGTATCGGCTGCGGCGGTAAATCCACTGACTGCTTGCGGCATAGCCACGCCATTAACGTAAAGTTGAATTAGGTTGTTGCCTGCGGCTTCACCAGTAGCATAGCCATCAACTTCAACAAGATATACACCACGTTGATTTAGCTAAATAGTAGCGGGCGCAGATAGCTTTTCAGCGCAACCTTTATCGACGGGAGAATTATTAAAAGGAAAAGCAGTATTAGCCGCAATAGCTAGATTAGAACTATAAGCCTATAACATAAGTCACCACTCCTTATTCTTTATATAATGCAAGCATACCTTTAACAGCGGCTGCATGTGCAATATATCGTCTGTGCAATATATCATACAATGTCTTCATTGCCTCTGGCGGGTCTCCTTTCTTCTTTCTATAATCTTCTATTATAGAAACTACCTGAGTATGTAATAAATTCATATGCCCCATTTTATCATTGGCTATTTTATAGAAGGTTTCAGCTAATTGAGGATATTCTTCTTTTTTCTCAATAGCGCATTTTGCATAACTTTCGGCGCAATTAAGTTCATCCTCAATCATGTCGCATAATTTTTCAATTATCTTCATATTATAATCCTCCAAATAAAAAAAGAGGGGACGTTAAGTACGTCCCCTCAATATTGGCGTACTTTATACGCTCTATTAATTACATCCACACCCACAGAAAGGATTATTGCCAGCATTATAAACAAAACCTTGAGGATAACGAACTACATTGCCAAGCTGGTTCTGTAGCTCAAGCTGATTAATACGGTTCTGCATATCATCCATACGGTTACCTTGAATAGCATCAAGTACTTTTTGTATGGCAGCAGTAGTATTTTGATTGATTGCGGCAGTCTACATTGCGGTGTTGTAATTGACACCATCAATGGCTCTCTGAATATTGCAGCAGCATTGATTCTAATTAGCAAGAGCATTAGCTTGCCCAACTGCTAGACCAGCAATATCGCGCTGAAGTTCCATATATTTGTCTCCAACGTAATCTACTACGTCGTGATATACTTGATTGGTCGCGGCTAAGCCACGAGCAGAAGCATCATTTACAGACATTAGAATGTCGCGTGTCTGAGCTTGGAGGTTCTGGGTATCAAAACCATTTTGAACTTGATCGCGAGTAGCGTACTGTTCGTAGCCACCACGATTACCCCAGTTACCAAAGCCACCGCCCATTAAAGCTAGAATAGCGAATAGCCATAAGCCATTATCCCAATCACCATTATTACGGCCAGTTACAGCCGCCATATCAGCAGCAGAAAGATTACCATCCATATGAATCACGCCCCTGTTAAAATATTTTGATATAAAAAAGAGCACGCTTTCGCGTGCTTAAAAATTATATCCCTAATCCATTTAACACGTCTTGCGGATTTACACCCGCTTCACGCGCTAATTCATAAAATAACTGTTGTGCATTTCCACCATTTTTATTAACAAAATTCATAACAGTTTTAAGCTCTTTATTTTGCTCAAGCATATTTTGCATTGCGAGCATTGGATTCCTACTATTTTTATACAGTTGTACCATTTGCCTCAATTGACCCATTTGTGGGCTCTGTTGCGGCTACTGGCTAACGTTGCTTCTTGGGTTTAGAAGTGGATTGTTGTACATATTGTTCCTCCAATCTCTTTACTCGTTCGGCTAAATCATTTACATTTACTTGTTCTTGCGCTTTATGCGGGAAAATATCATAAGGCTCTACAGTTAAGTAGCCGCCGCTATCTGTGCGGGCAAACCAAATCATTGGCGCTGTTTCATCAACTAAAATTGCTCTACTATTTGGCGCCATACGGAAATTGTTAGCACCCGCTTCACCTTTTACTTGATTAATTTCATATCTAGGAGCAGGCATTTGATAATAGCTCTGTTGCTACATCATCTGCTAAGCCATTAAAGGATTATTCCAATTGTAAGTATTATTCATTCAAGTCACCCCAACTTGCGGCCGCATGATGGACAATAAGTGCAAGGACGCATATTACTTGCGCGGTCTAGGAAATAAAGTTCAATATCTTTATTTTTACGCTTATCATGACAAAAGCCGCAACCAATTTCAATTTCAATTTCATTTACTTGCTGTTCTGGTTCAGAAGAATATACTTCTTCATAGTAATAATCATCTCTATTTCGTCCCATATTAACCTCTCTTTTCTTTGATAATTATATTATATCATAAAAGTTTGTAAAAGTCAAATCTTTTCCATAAAAAAAGTGTGGGCACAAGCAGATATATATACCTGTTTGTGCCCTAAAATTAAAATTATTTTGATATTATATTTATGTAGTAGAATCTACAAGTGTTGAAAGTGCCTACTGTAAAGCTTCTACTTTTTCTTCTAACTGTGTAATACGAGATATAATGTCAGCTTCGTTCAATGTAGTTATTGCATCTTTGACGATATTGGCCTCATTAATTGCCGCTAATATAATATTTAGCTAATCAGGCGCGATAGTGGTTGTTGGCGCGTCATCTGCGGTTAATAATGTATCACCTGTCTATCTAATTTCACAAACAGGTAATTTAAAAGCTGCATAATATGAATCAATTTCTGTTCCATTTATTAATTTATCATCAACAATTACAGGGTCTTTATAAAACTTAATATCCCATACATAATCACCGACTGGTAGATTAACTGTATCTGCGTGAGAAAACTCAATCTATAGTGTCTCACCATTAATAGTTACAATCTTTTCAAAAACTTTTTTCTGTGTTTTCTAGTCAAAGATTGTAAATACTGATGCATCACCCGTCTAGGCCGTGGCTAACAAAGGCACGGTAAAAGTTCCCGTATCACCGCGTGGAATAATTAAGCGTCGCTGTATCAGCCTTATCATAGCTATCACCCGACCTTTTATATATTGGTTTGGTCTTCTTCAATTGTCATATCGGAATCTGATTCAATATTTTCAACTTGGTCTAATTCATCAATTGTAATATCACTAGACTACTAAATATCGGTATCATTTTCTGGTATATTTAAAGAAGATAATAGATTATTATTATTATTATACATTGAAGCAAACATCCACCATCTATCCATTAAGCTGGCCATACCATCACCGCCCCAAGATGACCATCTTTAATCATAATGTCATAAATGGTTGACGTACTTAAGTGATTTGGATCGAACCAACTGGGCCATGTTACACCGTTAACTTGTAATGTCGTGGCAGTCGTGCCGCTAGTAAATTCTACTTCACATAGACCGCTGGAGCAGGGGGTGAAGGATAAACTGCTGAGCGTGCCGCAAGTATAACGTCCATCTGTTACTGCATCAATGGTTAGGGCACTCCCTCTAAAATTAAACGGTGCATCAGTATTTGCACCACGCCACAGTTTGTTATTTGCTGTCTCACCATTCGCTGTAAATAGATACACAAATTTTGCATTTTCTGGTGCAATCATCACTTTACGTTCAGAATTCACAGCAGAAGTAGCTGTAAATCCTCTGGTAAGAATTGTGCCATCTTCCGCAATGAATAGGAATCCTGGGATTGTGGCTGAGCGGTTAACGCCTTTAACAGTAAAGACATCACCAGGAGCGCACTCATCAAGATAACAGTAAAAATTAGTTTGACTAGTTAACTTTGGTAAATCATTTTCCATACTAACTGATGTAGCATCAGCAGACGCAAGTGCAATGTACTTATTCTCGTAGTTAAACATAATCTCTGGAGCCGTATCTTCCTTCGTAGCAATATTTCTTCTAGCCTGTGCTTTCTGTTCATCTGTTAAAGCTTGTACAGTATCATAACGTACTTCACGCACCCCAGGTTCTGCCAAAACTTCCAGCGCGTCAAGCCGGGCTTCCGTCAATCCACCCATCCAATAGCGGTCAGTGTCGTTAGCGATTAGGGTCGTCGTAGATGCGAAAACGATGAGTTCTGTGCCAGCGGGCGCGGTAAAAACCGTAGGCGTGGCAGCATTCTTGTGTTTTGCCAGAATCGGTCGGGTATTAGGAGTGGTACTGGTGTCTACAGCCCCAAGCATCATCCAGTTGCGCGTGTTGTTCGATACCGGGGAGGGCGAACGCACTGTGATTTTGTCTCCGGGGCTGCACGGCAACACGATATACCTGACTGTAGTCGTGCTGGAACCCGCATTAATGGGGATGCCATTTTCGTCTACTTCGACCGTCACTGCAGTTGCATTCGCGGCAACATATCCCACTACATTCGGGATTATCCGTACAGCCGAAGCGTTTTCCGCCCCAATATTCTTCCGCGCCTGTGCTTTCTGCTCATCGGTCAGGACTTGCTCGATGTCGTAGCATACTTCATGAGTCCCAGGTTCCGTCAGATCTTCCAGCGTGATGTGGATGTGATAGCCGTCGAAAGTACACCGATTCGCGCTTGTCCGGCGAATGAAAAGCCCGATGTAGATGCCGTCCGGGTAGTCCGTGCCCTCGTTGTACTCAAACTCGCACACGATGTCTCTGCCGTTCGGTGCCCATTCAGCCGTGCCGAGCGAGGACAGAGCGGCATCATCACCCGTGCCAGTAACGCTAAACGCACGTGCATAAGTCGGGGTCGATTCCTGACCAGACCCATACAGCCAGTCGCCGCTGACATACCGCGTCAACAGCCTGTACTTGTGCCCATTGGTGAGCCGAACTTTTGCATCGCCGGATTTCGCCAGTAATGCCCCCGTGTTGTAATACTTGAACCCGCCGTTCAGCCGACCGTATGCAGCAACTGTTCCGCCGCCCATCTGGTCGCCATTAGTGTCGAGCACCAGATCCATGCCATCACCGACAGCAGAGAGGTTGATACCATTAGTATTAGTAATCCCGGTGTTAGCCTGTAAAGGCCCGCGACCATAGTCCACAAGCCCGTTCAACCCGATATCGCCGCCATGGCGAACTGACTGCTCAACATCTTCCGTAATGTCTTCGATGTAGAAGTCCACGGTGTAGTTAACCAGCTTGTTGCCGCCAGTAGTACCTCTGAATACGAACAGTATAGGCCATACGCCATTCGGATACTCGTCCGTGCTGTAGGTCAGGTCGGTGTACCAGTTTGCGTAATCGCCGTTCGCCACCGAGTACGAGGGAGCAATCCGCGAATACGCGCCCGATGTAGACCAGATAACGCTTACATCGTTTGTCGCGCTGCCGGAGACGTAATCAGCTCTCAGCCTGTAGATGTGGCCATCCTCCAGCACAAGCCCCGGGATACTGGACGATGGGGTCTGATCCACAATCCCTTCACCAGTTGGCACATACTTGGTTGCCGTAGAGCTGTATGGGAAAGTGTAATTCCACACAACCCGCACGCCCTACCGGGTCATGGTCACATCGGTGAAGCTGGGCGACCCATAATTCACAAATCCCATCTTTCTATTTTCAATTTCAGCATCTAAATTATTTTGAATTTTTTCATCAGCGGTTTGCCGATAAATGGTTTCAGCAGTTATATACGCTTCTCTTATTTTCGCTTCCTACTGTGCTACACGTGTGTCTTCACTACTACGCGTTGTAATCTCATTATCTAAATATGTTGCTAAATCATTAATTGCCTATGTTGCGCTTGAAACGCCATAGTCAATCTAATTTAATTTTGAAGCTGTAATCTATTCTCCAGCCTCCCAATACAATACCGTTTCTGAAACAGGCGGGGCGCTATCAGTTAAACTTCCCGCAGGCACATATTGTAAGTTTTTTAATTCTTCAATTGTACTCATTAGTTTCATACCTCCTTATTTTAAGGATATAATATGTCTCATTTCATTGTAAGTGTAATCGGCCCTATCACAATCTATACTTTTTTCTTTGACTATTGTAGAAATTAATAATTATATTTTGTTGTGCCACCACTCTTCTATAAGAGGTGAAGAAATATGCTAATTTAGGTAAAAATAACTAGAACGGAGAATGCTAATTTCTTCGGCTGTAATATTAATGATATTGTAGAAATTGAGTTTGAACAATATGTTGCAACAGTAGTAGCATCGGAACTTGCGTCTGGTGGCCCAGAGGCTTTAAAAGCTCAGGCAGTAGCTAGCCGTACCTTTGCAATGTCACGCGGAGTACTAAATGGCGCAGCAATTTCAGATTCTTCATCTAGTGCACAAGCCTATAGAGCTCCACGTTATAGTAAGAATTACTAGAATTGCATTGACGCTGCTAATGCAACAGCAGGACAAGTATTATTTTATGGCGGAAAAGTTGCAAGCACTGTATTTTCTGCAAGTAATGGCGGCCGCACAGTATCAAGTCAAGAACGCTGGGGCGGTGTAAGAGGCTATTTGCTTGCCTATGATGACCCATGGGATGCGGCCGCAGGTGAAGGTAAAAAAGGTCATGGCGTTGGCATGAGCTAGCGAGGTGCCAAATATGCTTCAAGTCACGGCTTTACATATAAACAAATATTAGACTTTTATTATCCAAACACCACTCTTATGAGTGAATATGGAGCAGCAGAGGTGAGAATGATGAGCGAAAAAGCGAAGAAAGTTGTAGAACTTGCTAAAAGTTATTTAGGCTATCCATATGTATTTGGCGCATGGGGTGAAGCATGTACGCCCGCTAATCGTAAGCGCAGAGCTAGAAGTGACCATCCAACTATTATTAGTAAATGCCCTGTATTAAATGGTACTAAAGGCGCCACATGCGAAACATGCAAATGGCACAATACAAAAATATTTGATTGCCGCGGCTTTACATATGATTGTCTAAAAGAAGCGGGAGCAGTTGCACTAGCTGGCGGCGGCTGCACTTCACAGTATAACCACAATCCCAACTGGGTGCAGAAAGGCGAGATTAAAGATATGCCCAATGTTGTATGTTGTGTATTTCAATATAATAAATCAACTGGTAAAATGGCACATACTGGCTTACACATAGGCGATGGTGATATTATTCATTGTTCCGTAAATGTATAGACTGGCTCTGTAGCTGATAAAGCCTGGACACACTACGCTATTCCAGTTGGATTATATGATGAAAAAGAAATTAAAAATGCCGGGGAGGTAAAAGTTATGAGAACAGTAAAGAAGGGTTCTAAGGGAACTGATGTTCAGCAACTTCAAACTATGTTAAATGCGCTAGGATATGATTGCGGCACTGCTGACGGTATTTTTGGTACTAAAACAGATGTAGCGGTTCGTGCATTTTAGCAGAAGGAAGGGCTATTAATTGATGGTATAGTAGGCAAGCAGACTTGGACGCTATTGGAGAGCAGAGTAAGACCTGCTGAGACTGAGCCTGCCGTTATTGAAGAACCTGAAGATAATGAGAATGATAATGACAATAACCTTATTATTGAAGAGTTTGAAAATATTAAGCATTTGTATACTGAACTTGGTACACGCATTGCCGCACTTGAAAAGCAATTAAAAAATGAGGGAGCCTAATGGCTCCCTCTTTATTTTTTTACTTATTTAGATACTCTTCAATTTCCTTACTGCGCCGACTCTGATGATATGCGGCCTTCTTATTATAATGTAGTAGCCGCTCTAGCACCTCCTGTCGCAGTCTATCCCACTGATTCACCAGATACACAACTCGTGCCTCAAAAGCGTGATCATACTTACCCTTTGCACGGTTGAATGCTAGTAGGCGGCCAATATGTTCATCAAACTTATCGCCGGGTGCGCACTTAGCAATACCGACAAACTTAGACGGCATCCTGCCATGCTTATATAGAGCCTTGCTCTGGCCGGGAACAGAGATTACAATATCACTGCCTTCAATATAATCAAATGCATCCCACTCACTACACTCAATAGTGCAAACAACTGTCCGCTTTTCCTCATTCACATAATACTTAGCTTCGTACTTCATTATTAATTACTCCTTTTCAAGTTCAGCCTGCCAATAGGCAATATCTTCATTAAAATAATCATAAAGAATATTCACGCGCTCTTCATGAGACAGCGACCAAAACTTATTAATGCTCGCTCTATCATTAGTCTTGGCGTTATGAAAGAAATGATACTGCTCCATAGCTTCAACTACGGCCGCAGGATTAATATGCGCGTAATGTTCACCACGCTCTTCAACAAGATTCCAAAAAGTAAAGGGCTCACCATCCCAGTTAATCGGCTTAGCATCGTCGTCCCCGTAAGCAAAGACAGCATCTGCGCCCTCATTATAAAACATTTGTTAATTATCTCCTTTTAATCAATTACTTCGTCAGCCTCAATTAGCTGACAGATTTTATCATAATCATCATCAATTACTGCGGTAAAGTAGTGGTCACGATAAGTACAATCATATTCATCGTCCACAGAACAGATAAAAAGATCCTTATGAGCTTCTTCCCATTCCTTACCGCCGCAAGCAATGTAGTTGCTGTCCGGATCAGTTTCATCATAGCCACCGCCACAACGCGTATGAATATAAATTACATCTTTTCCGCAGTTCTCACTCCAAAATACAGACTGCAGTCCCATACCTTCGCACGCATCAGGTGTCTCATAGCGCATAAAGCGCACACCACGAAGCCGAGGGATAGGGCCATAGTGCTCTTGAATATAATTATTTACACGTTCATTCTGACTAAGTGCATATGCGTAAAGATCCATATTTTATACTCCTTTGAGATGGTAATAACCATCAATGTCTGTAAAGTGAATATGTTTAATTCCAATGCTTTTAAGATAAGCCATACATGAAGGGCAAGGCTTAGACGGCCCAAGTTCACCATTCTTGAACTCACGATAAAGGTAAATATGTACCTTAGAAAAGTCAATGTCAAGATTCTTTATTTTGGAAATTACAGCAGTCTCGGCATGACACTTAGCGGGCAAGTATCGGTTGCCCACATTCTTATATCTAAAACGATTGTATCGCTCCTGCATGGGATGCGTTCTGTCGCTGTTACATCCCTTAGCCAAAATGGTTCCTTTGTAAACGGCCACACACCCAATCTGAACGCTATTAGCTCCGGTGTAATCGGCGTTCTTACTTGCCTTGCGTGCGGCCTTAAACAGGTGTGAGTCATTCATCGTCGCTATGGTAGCCTCCTTCAGCCCACGGGTCTGCGCTAGTACGCATATCCCACTTCTCGAAGTCTGCGGGATAAATGGCATAGCTGCCATCGTCATGACTATCACTACGATAATAATGATAGTCGGCAGCATCATACTGACGCACCTTACCATCCTTGGTAAAGATAGTCAGCATTTCGTCGCCACTCCAGACGTTGACGGCGATAGCCACAACATCCTCATAGGCGACTTCAGTGTCAAAGACCTCACCCTCAAAGTTGATTACCTTCACGTTCGTCTCCATACTCACTCTTTCCCTCACTTTCTGTATATATTATATCAGAAATTTCACCATAAGTCAAATCATTATATAATTCTAAAATTATATCTTCAAAATTAGAGAATGGAGTAGAACAAAAATGGCAAACCTCTGTAACAGAGGGTTGCCGCATACGACAATTAGAGCAAACATAGCCCGAATTATTCTTAATTAAGTAGCCATACATGTTCTTTCATATTCCTTTTCGCCGCAAGTTGGGCAATTGCACACAGCATAAACTTCATTATAACTATTTGATACCATATGGTATTCAGTTTCCTCCGCATCCCAAATACAGCCGCACTTATCACAGAAGAACTGAACAATGTGATGTTCTTTACGATAGGCCGCATCGCGGTCGCCTTCACGAATAATCTTCATTTTTATTCTCCTTTAGAACGGTAGTCATCATCAAGTGACATTGTATGGTTCTCCGCCTCAATAGTAATCTTTAGGTCACCGGCGGCCGCAGACTTATTGAAACGAGTCATAATAGACTGAACAATTATGCAAACATAATATTCTGGTACGTTCCTAGCCACAACTTCATGTTCACACATAATAGTATAAGTAGCATCAATCATAATTAATTACCTCCATTCACTATTATACTTGTCACACTTGCTGGCCTTGCCGCCGCAATTAGTTTCTTCACGTTCCTTAGTACCCCAGCATTCACCATCATTGTAGCAGGTGCAGTAATCGTCACCATCCTCTTCTTCTATGGACCACTTAGACTTAATACCGTGGCCGCCGGTTGCTACTACTTCACAGGGGCCACACTTACTTACTGTCGGCGCCCATACGCGGCCGCACTGTGGACAAATCCAACCATATCTATTATTCATGATTCAATTTCCTCCATATAATATACGCCTTTACCATGCTCTTTAGCATACGCAATTTCCGATTTAGTCGATGAACCAATATAACCATCTTTGTTAATAACATAAATTGCATCCGCCATATCAATTTTGCGCTTGTGAATATCATCAAGCATTAGTTTTTGTTCGTCTGTAAATACATCACCCGCATGACCAAAACAGCCTACACTAATGACAATGCATCCTTTTAGAGTAAGAATGCGATTAACTTCTTCAAAGTAGGGTTTGAAGCGCGTGCTGCCACACAAGGTAATTACGGGGTATCCATGTTTCCATTTTAAATCAATTGTATGTTTAAGCTCCATCTTTATACTCCCAACATTCACATAGTTTATCTGGTGTTCTAAAGTCACCACACCAGTCTGATTCTTTATTTACACATACTTCCATAGTAAACCATTTGCAATTAGCGCAACAACCATAAAAAGATTTTGGCCTTTTATCAATTAGCTTGCGGCAAAGGGCTTCAACTTGAAGATAATTATCATAATATGAGGTTTCAAACTCAACTTTAAAGGAGCCACCGCCAACTCTAGTAGCAATATTATTCATTCCGCTTCATCTCCTTCAACTTCGAAGCTCCACTCAACATAGAACGACATACACGGTGAAATTCTGTGAGCCCATCTTGCTTAATTACTGTAAGAAGATAGACAATTAATTCCTCCGTATCTTTATGAAAATGCCGTCCATTCCTGACTTTATAGTAATAGTTTAGCGGCTCGTCCTCAGTCCATTTTTCGCCACTATATACCATTCCCGCACCAATCCAATCACACACCATTTCAATCACGTATCGCAATGGAATATTATGCGGGAATACTTCTCCTGTATTGTTATCATAGTCACACCAATATTCCCAATGATGTTTGTTATGCGATTTATGATGAAGCCAAGCGTTTGAATATCCAATGGCTTCTTTTTCGGCCTCAATGGGACTTCTGTTCCCTTGGAAATACCGCGCGGACGGAGCAAACTCTTGTATGCTAAATTTAGATAGGTCATGCACAACACCTTGCCACCAAATGCCGCAAGCCTTACATTCTCTATATACGATTGCTTTATGCCTGCAGATGGTTTTAAAATGTCGCCACATCTTCCCAACATTATTCATTTCACTCATTCCACTTCAACCTCTGCCCACACATATTACAAAATCGCTGTGTATAAAGTACCATAGTTTTACATTCAGGACAAGTAAATAATACAATACCATTGCCCATATATGCATGTACTACCGGGGTGGGTGTCTGCCGCTTTAAGGCTGCAACGGCACGATTATATGCTTCTTCAGTTCCACTAAAATCTACATAATTATCAAGAAATCTATTCTTTTCTCTTTCTACAATCTTTATAGCTTCAAGATTATCCATATTTATTTATCTCCATTTCCATCCGTGTACTGCTAGAAAAGTATCCGCTTTCTTATACTCATCAATAATACCCTGCTGGGTCTTAAGAGTTGCGGCCGCATCATAAAGCCAAATAGCTGGAATAGAACAAATAGGGCCAAGTTCCTCATTGACCCCAATCACGCGATTATCTGTCGCTTCATACAAATGTTCAATAACTTTTTCATAGGAGTCTGCCATCTTTCTATTTCACCGCCCGCTTTCTGCGTATCCGCAATAGAAATCCTCATT